GATTTGTACAGAGTACGAGTAGACGGTGCCGTTACTTCAGAAGGAACTATATCAAATCCTTTAGATACAAGCAATTGGGAGTTTTATGCTAGTTCGTTATTGACTGTAAATAATTTTGATTTAGATATTTTTGATGATAAAGATGCAGCAGCCGATTTAGATAATGAGAATTTGCGTGTATATGTTAATTCTAAAAAACTTAATAAAGCCGACTGGCAATTAGAAGACGGTCCGTATTATAAAAAGATTGTTTTAAAAAAATCAGAGTTGGACGACGATTCTTATACTTCTGTTAATTATAATGATGTTGTTTCTATTAAGGTTTTTTCAGAATCGCCAATCAATGATAACGGTTATTACGAGATACCTATTAATTTACAACAAAATCCGTTAAATGAAACAATAGACGGGTTTACATTTGGGGAAGTATTTGACCATGTTGGTTCTATTATAGACAGCTTGCCCACACTCCAGTCAGACATTCCAGTAGAATTAAATCGATTAGTATTTAAACAAGAATCTATTGGTTATAATAATTTACGAGATATGGGTGCTGTGTCAAAATACGGAACAAAATTTGTTCAACATAGCGGTCCGTTAAGCTTGTCTTTGTATCATATCACTTCTTCTGAAAATAATATAATACGAGCAATAGAACAAAGTAGAGATGATTATAGTAAGTTTAAAAAAGCATTTATTATAGTTGCAGAAACACTTGGCGTGGATACTGATGTATTCACTCATGTAAATTTGATTTTAGAAGAAGTTAATAGAAACAAGTCGTCGTCTTTTCCTTATTATCTAAGTGATATGATCCCGTATAATAATTTCAAACGGAATGATTTTGTTGTAATTGATAATAGAATTAAAGCGTATCCATTAGACAACGTATTTACTTTAACAAGCCTATCAAATAAAGCAGTAGGCGTATACTTGAATAGTATACAACTTTTATATGGTAAAGATTACACATTTGATGAGCAAGGGTTTGTTGTAATTTCTGCTAAAATTAATGATAACGATGTTATTTCAGTTTATGAGTACGATTCCACAGACGGGTGCTTTATACCAGAAACGCCTGCTAAGTTAGGATTATTACCTAAATACGAACCAATGTTGTATCTAGATACAACATTGGTTACACCGCGAATGATGATTCAAGGCCATGACGGAAGTCAAATATTAGCATATAACGATTATAGAGATCAATTAGTTCTAGAATTAGAAAAAAGAATTTATAACAACATAAAATCACAGTACGATCCTGCTGTTTTTAATATCTATGATTTTATACCAGGTTATTCTAGGATATGCAGCTATTCATTAACTGAGTTTAATCAAATTTTAGCTCCTACATTTTATGAATGGACTAGCTTGATAAACAGAGATTTTTCAAAACCATTGACGTTCGATGAAAGTAATCCGTTTACTTCGAATTATGCAGCAATTGACGGAAGACAAGTGCCTGGATATTGGAGAGGCATTTATAAATGGATGTTTGACACAGATCGCCCGCATCTGTGCCCGTGGGAAATGGTAGGATATTCTACAGAACCTGTTTGGTGGGAAGATGTATATGGAGTTGCTCCGTTCTCTAGTTTAAACATGATAATGTGGACTGACATTAGTAACGGTTTAGTATCCGATCCCCGCAATGCTGTAAAAGTTTATGATGCAAATTTTAAACGACCATTTTTATTAACACATTTACCAGTAAATGTTGCAGGAGAGTTGTTAGACCCTGCTTCAATTGGTGTGGTAGTAGGCAGTAATAATCTTAATAATCGAAATGGTTATGTGTTCGGCGACGGCGGACCAGTAGAAAGTGCTTGGAGGAAAAGTAGCCACTATCCATTTAATTTAATAATTGCTGCAATGTTGATGCACCCTGCTAAGACATTTGGATTATTATTAGATCGTGCTCGTATAAAACGTAATTTAACTAATCAGCTAATTTATACAGAGACCGGAGTTCGTATAACACCTGCTGATATTATAATGCCTAGCGTATTTTTTAGCAGCAGTAGAATTCAAACATCTGGAATCATCAATTATTTGGTTAGCTATATTATACAAGATAAATTAAAAACTTTAGATAGTTATGTATATGATTTATCGTATATGAAAAGCCAACTTAGCTATCGTCTTGGTGGTTTTACCAGTGCTGAAAAATTTAATTTATTATTAGATAATAAATCTCCTGCGTCTTCGGCAAGTAGTGTATTTGTTCCTAAAGAAGATTATATCATTTTTTTAAATACATCTTCCCCACTTAAAAAAGTAGTATATAGTGGAGTTATTGTTACCAAAACAACTGAAGGTTTTGAAGTTAAAGGGTATAGTAAATCTCATCCGTATTTTAATTATTATCAATGGTCTGGTGCTGGTAAAAATGTTAATGTAGGCGGTATTTCCGAAAGTTATATGCAGTGGACTGCTGATAAACTTTACACCATTGGAAAAATTGTACAATATAGCGATAGATTCTATAGAGCTAGTATAACCCACACATCGTCTGCAAGTTTTGATTTTGAATACTTTAAATTATTGTCGGCATTGCCTATAATCGGCGGGAAAGAAGCTAATTTTAGAAAAAGCTGGGATAGGTCTGTTGTGCAGGTGCTTCCATACGGCACAATATTACGAGATATCCAAGATGTTGTTGACTTATTATTAGGTTACGGGGAGTGGCTTAAAGATCAAGGTTTTATATTTGATGATTATAATCAAGAAATTAATCAGATAACAAACTGGGAAACTAGTGCTAAAGAATTTCTTTTTTGGACTACGCAAAATTGGTCCACAGGAAAAGACAAGTGGGCTAATTGGCTCCCGTCAAATGAAATTGCAGCAGAGTCCATTGTCAAATATAATGGAGATTACTATAAAGCAATTCGCCCGTCTATTAATATAATACCAGATTCAACTGAGGGGTTATATTATTTTAGTAAATTAGACGGATTAAGTTCGGTTGGTAGTAGTGTTATATCAATGAGTCCGCTTGCTAATAAAATAACTTTTATTTCTGAACTTAGTGTAGTAGACGATATTACTAATCAATTTAATGAATATGAAATCGTTTCGGTAGACGGTAAACCAATTCAGCCTTCTTATATAACTTCGTTTAGAGAAGACAATCGTGTTAGTTATATAAGTACTGATACCAATGGAATATACGGTGCAAGTTTTTATTTAATTCAAAAAGAACATGTAGTAGTTCTCAATAACAATACAATTTTCAATGATTTAATTTATAATTCATCATCTGGATATAAACAAGATCGAATTAAAGTGTCTGGCTATGTTATTTCTAACTGGAACGGATCTTTTAACTGTCCTGGTTTTATATTTGATAGAGCTAAAATTGTAGACTGGGCGCAATGGGTTGATTATGCACTTGGTGACATTGTTAAATATAAAGAATTTTATTATAGTGCAAATACATCTTTATCAGGAACAGAAGAGTTTAACGCAATTAGTTGGACAAAGTTAGATAATGCCCCAGTTAGTAAGTTATTACCTAACTGGTCTTATAAAGCTGCACAGTTTAATGATTTTTACAACTTAGATAGCGATAATTTTGATGTTGTACAACAGCAACTGGGCCAGCACACCGTTGGCTACCAAAAACGTCAATATTTAGAGAATATTATTCAAGATGATGTTTCCGAATTTAAGTTTTATCAAGGTATGATTCTTGAAAAAGGCACACAGAATGTATTTAATAAGTTATTTGATGTATTAAGCGCAGACGATCAAGAAAGTGTTGATTTTTATGAAGAGTGGGCACTTCGTGTAGGTCGTTATGGCGCCAGCCCTGCATACGAGTCGATAGAATTTATATTAGATGAGGTGTTATTTAAAAATAACCCGCAAGGATACGAATTAGTTGAAACATTAGATAATACTCCGGTAGATTATATAATCAGACAGCGCCCACAAGATGTTTACCTAAAACCAATGGGGTACAATTCTGCACCGTGGCCGCTATCAAATCATTACAAACAGTTTTTAAAGAGTCCCGGGCATGTTGTAGAGGCAGATGTTAAAGTAGTATTGCCTTCACTTGACCATATCATCGACAAGAACGACACCGGGGAAAGTTTATATCCAATTGAGGGTTTCGTAGAAGGCGATTATGTTTGGTGTACATTTGATCCTCCCCAATGGAATGTTTATAAGTATACCAATAGTAATATACAAATTTTAAATATTACTCCAAATTCAAATTCGTGTACATTATTACTAAACGATGTAGATTCTTTTTTGATTGGTTCTTATATTGGTATAACAAATATATCTAAAGGTGCAGGGTTTTATAAAATTATAGGAAAAGGCGAGTACACCATCGATATTTCTGCAAAAGCAGGTATATTTCCTCAGCCGTTCGACGAGATAGAAACAACGTTATTATATGAGCTAGCCGGCCAGCAAGTACAACGATTTGATGATTTAGCGGATAATAAAGCAGCAGCAAATATTTTTGCTAAAAACCTCAAACCAAATGATTTGATGTGGGTGGATTATAATGGTGATACTACACTATGGGCAACTTGGAAATATGTTCCGGTATATATACCAAAATTAATATCATCTCCAACACTAGATAGCAATTCATTATACGGCCGTGCTATTGCTGTGAATAAAGCAGGCCGTGTATGTGCAGTTGCAGAAGTGAATAGAAACAGAACAGTAACGATGTTTACTAGATCAAACATAGATCGTTATTGGACTCCGGCATATTCGATTAATATGGTTACCGGCACTGAAATAGTAATATTTCAAGATTCACAGGGGGTTTTACGCCCGAGTGAAGTTGCTACAGAATTGGCATTGTCAGACGACGGTGTTTGGTTAGCAGTTGGTTCCCCTGCAGTTACTCGGGTATTGGTTACTAATAATGTTTTACTACGCATGTCAGCGAGCGGCGGGCAATTGGCTCTCTCTACAGGTATTGTTTCGTTGTATAAAAAAGAGCCGAATACGAACAGATATATTCATAATTGTACTTTCGCTAGTAGGAATTGTGACTTAGATAAATCCCGAAACGAATCATTTGGATCGTCATTGGTGTTCTCGGAAAATGCATTATTCGTTGGAGCACCTGGATATAATTCAAATAAAGGAATTGTTTATAAGTTAATTTATAATTCCGGATCTGATTTTTGGTCGTACGGGCAAGAAGCAGATGATATAAATCCAGAAACTATTACTGATATCGGTAATACTGTGTCTTTTGGTAGTTCCGTGGTATTTAATAATGATTATAGTATTTTATTAATTTCGAGTACTGGAAATACGACAGTACCAGGTACTGTATCGGTATTTTATAAAGATGGCAGTTCATATGATTTAGCTACAGTGATCAACGAATCACACACACCTACGTCAAGTTTTGGCAGAGGTGTGGCGATTTCAAGTAATAATGAAATTGCAATTAGTGCGCAGTTAGAAACTACTGAACGTAAAAATAGAGGAATTGTATACACGTATTCTTTAAAGAATAATGCAGGTGTTACTACGTTTAGTAAGATACAAAGTATAGAATCTCCGTATCTTGGTTATAACTTATTTGGCAGCAAGTTAGCATTTATTAAAGACAGTGTATCGGATTATTACTTACAAACGTATCAAGTGGAAAAATATGATGATACGTTGATGATTTATAACAGCGACGAGGGTTACGATAATTGGAATTACGACATTCCGCGGTACGATTCCGAAGGAGCAAAGATTGGTGAGGGCTTAGTCCTGGCATACAATAGGTATTTTAATAAATGGGTATTATCTGAAGCTATTGGCCGATACGAAGATAATGTGTTTAGTACCGCTTATGGAACAGGATTTGCTGCAAGTAATACTTGTTTGTTAGTAGGGGCGCCATATTACAATTATGTATGGCCGTATACTAATCAATCTTTTCGAACAGGGCAAGTATTTGAATATCAAAATTTGCAAAGTAAAAGAAGTTGGACTGTTCGCGATTTAGAAGATTCCAATATAGATGTTTTTAAAATTAAACGAGCCTTTTTGTATAATAAAAAGACTAGTGAGTTAGTTACATATTTAGATGTTCTCGATTCAACGCAAGGTAAAATTGCAGGAGTTGCAGATCAAGAAATTAAATATAAAACATTTTTTGATCCTGCCATTTATAGTAATTTAACAGATCCAGTTGACGGATTAAGTGAATCTAAAGTTATAGGTATTAATGTTGTTAATATCGATAACGGCACATCGTGGACAAAAGAACAAGTTGGATTACTGTGGTGGGACTTAAAGACTTCTAAGTTCAATGTTGTGTCTAATAGAGATACAAATTATAGAAATACCATGCAAAATCGATTAGCAGTCGGTGCATCTGTTGACATTTATGAGTGGGTTGAGTCTTCTTATAAACCATCTGAGTGGGACAAGTTGGCAACGTCTACCCAAGGCTATAGTCTTGGAATTAGCGGTACTAGTTTATACGGTGATCTCGTTTATAGTATTGCTAAACGATACGATTCAGTTACTAAGATACCCAAAAATGTATACTATTTCTGGGTTAAAAATAAAACAACTGCGTCTCTTGCCCAGAATAGAAGTTTGTCAGCAAATGATGTTGCTAATTTAATAAGTAACCCCCGCGGAGCAGGATATAAATTTATAGCATTTACTAGTCCGAGTTCTTTTAGTTTAGTTAACGTAGGTTCTTTATTAAACGAAGAAAATGTTGTATTATCTGTGGAATACTGGATTACTGACCAAATAACGCAGAATATCCATTCTCATTGGGAATTAATTAGTGAAAATAAAGATGCAGTGTTACCTCTTATTATAGAAGAAAAATGGTTTGATAGTTTATGCGGGCGAGATAAGAATGATTTGTTAGTACCAGATTACTCTTTATCACCGAAGTTGTTATACGGTGTAGAAAATCGTCCGCGGCAAGGTATGTTTATCAATAGGATAGAAATTGTTAAACAACTAGTAGAATATATTAATAAGGTATTAAAGACTAATAGAATAACAGATCAAAAAAGCTTGTCTAAATTAAATTCTTTTGAACGTGCTCCTGGGTTACGTAGCGGCAAATATGATTTAGTAGTTGAGTCGATGGTATCATTAGATGAGTTAAGCGATATAGATGTATCGGAATTCAAAGTACCAGAATTGCAAGTAAGAGCAGTCGACGGAAAAATTGATTCAGTACAAGTAATTACTGCTGGGAATGGATATGCTGCCATAAACCCGTACGAAAAAGATTTGACTGGTGCTGTAGTTTCGTGGTATGGTCCTAAGTTTATAATAACAGGCGACGGCAAAGATGCTGATGTAGTGTCGATAATTAATAGTAACGGAGCAATTATCGGATATAAAGTGATTAATGGTGGAGCAGGTTATAATACTGTTAATTCTAGGTGTACAATACGTAGCTATTCAGTATTAGTGCAATTGGATTCAACCGCAAGCGATGCATGGAGTATATACGAATACAATGTTGAATTCAATAAATGGAATAAAGCAGCGTCTCAAAGCTACGATACTCGCCGATATTGGAACACAATCGATTGGTATGATACTGGATACACCCAGTTTAGTGTGCCGGATTATATAATTAACACGTATTTAGAATTAACAGATCCTAGATACAACGTTGGAGATTTAATTAAGATTACTGGCTCTGAGAACTGGGTGTTATTAGAAAAATTTGCTAATTCTAACAATACTGATATAAGTTTACAATATCGTATTGTCGGGCAACAAAACGGCACCATTCAATTTTTGTCTAGTTTGTATGATTATAATTCTAATATCGGATACGACGGCACATTATACGATAATATTGGTTATGATAATATTTCTAGTATTGAGTTACGATATATACTCGAATCGTTAAGAGATGATATTCTTATAGACGAGTTACGAATTGAATATATTAATTTATTTTTTGTATGTCTTCGATACGCACTGAGTGAACATCATTATTTAGATTGGGCATTTAAAACCAGTCTAGTAAAAGCTAATCATAATGTGGGTGGATTTAATCAACGATTAACATATAAAAATGATAATTTAAGTAACTTTGAAGATTATATATCAGAAGTTAAGCCGTACCGAACTAAAATAAGAGAATATATTTCTAACTATACGAAGTTAGAGAATGTTGATTTAGCGGTTACTGACTTCGATTTACCCCCGGTATATGTCGATAATAAATCAATACCTGTAACATTGATGTTGCCCGAAGAAGAAAATAAGTGGTTAGATGACAATTTAGTATTATCATCGTACCCGTGGAAATATTGGTATAATAATTATAAGCTAGGCATTAACACTGTAGATGTGCTTGCTTCAGGTCACAGTTATACTTCATCGAGTACTTCGATAAGTGTTGCGGGATTGTGTGACCGCCCAGCGAAATTAAAGGCTATTATTTCAACAGGGGAAATATTACTAATTACTGTTACAAATAGTGGTGCAGGATATAAAACTGCATTTGTGAATATCATCGATACGGTTGGCACAGGCGCAACAGCAAATGTTATACTTGTTAATGGTGCAGTATCTGATATTGTTGTAACTAATAGCGGCACACGGTATTCAACAAATACTACTATTGAGATTATAGGCCAATGTACTATACCGGCAAGTGCTAATTTATTAGTTTCTAATGGAAACTTAGTGGGTGTTGAAATACTTGACCCTGGCATGGGATATACAACTATACCAGAAATTGGTATAGCGTCATCTACTGGTGTTGGCGGCGCCATTACGTGTACTATTGGTAGTGTTGTTCGAACCTCATTAATTAAGATGAAGTTTGATAGGATTACAACAAATGCTTCGGTAATAAACCCAATTAAAACGGAAGTATTTGATTTGCCTTCATATGTTGACGGCGAAAGAACTGTATTCGAGTTAAAAATGTCGCCTAGTATGAAATTAGGAGATACTGTAGTTTCTGTTAAGCAAGGCGGAGATGTGTCGGTTGTTGAATTATCAAGCGACGACTATTCTGTATTTAAAACACGAATACTCGGTGACACACATTATCAGAATACGGGTTTAGTTATTTTAGACGTTGCACCAACCGTAGGTTCGGTTGTTACTATATCATACCATATAGACCAAGAAGCATTTAATGCAGCAGACAGAATTAATCACTTATATTTGCCCGCAATAAATCATAAAGGACAACATTTATCACAATTAATGTCGGGTGTGGATTATGGTGGTGTAGTAATCGATGGAACTAGTTTCCATGTGGATAACGGCTGGAATAGTACTTCTTATTATTCTAGTAATTGGGACGTATTTGATCCAGTGTTCAGTGATTATACTGTAACAGTGAGTGCAGATACGCACGAATTAACTTTGCCATACATTCCTTCCGCAACAGATATTATTAACGTATATCATTTAAAAAATTACGCGTCTTCTGTGTTGTCTGATGGTACAGCTCTGTCTTATAATTTTAACCCAGCGGTGTATCGTATTGCAGTTTCTACAGAGTATGCAATAGTTACAGACATTGATATTAGTGCAGGGCAGCGGTTATTACCTTGCGGTATTGCAAGTACCGGCATTGCAGGTTTTACCGATCTCGGCAATAAAATTGGTGTAAATTCTGTTGCTAATATACATGTCGGCGATTATATTAAGTTTACGAATAATGTTTTTGGCGGAATTACTCCGCATCAATATTATTATGTTATCGAGGTGTTTGAGCCAGTATCTCAAATTACAATAGGAACAATTAAGGGAGATGTTGATTCAATAATTAATTTAACCGCTGCTAATGGTAGTATGACATTTGATGTAGTGCCAAGCATTAATCGTGCAAATATTAATGTCGGAGATACCGTGGAATTTCCTGTAATAACAGGTGCTGGCTTGTCTACAGACCTCGAGAATAAAATTGTAGTAAATTCAGTGATTGGTATTAGTGCCGGCGCAATTATTAGGTTTATTAAAGATGTGTTTGGGGGAGTGGTATTAAATCAATATTATTATGTACTTGAGGTTCTCCCGTTACTGAATCAAATTACTATCGGAACTATTGAAAGTGATCAAGATTCAATCATTCAACTAACTGCCGGCACCGGAAATATGTTATTTGAAATAGGGAGTTATGCAGGAAAAGAACCAACGGGTTTTGCCATTACAACTAGCAAGGCATCCAATAAAATTACATTGGAAGATTCGTATGCAAATCAATTAGTGGCTGGCGATTTAATTAGATTTGGAGGGAATACATTTGGCGGGTTAACTGAAGGTCAATATTATATCAAAGAAGTGTTTAACACAACCAATCAAATCACACTTACTTTAGATATGCAAGTTAATGAGGTTGTAAAATTAAAAAATGGCTCTGGTTTAATGCAATACATTGTTGGCAAAGAGTTTGACAATGTATTAGTTGATCGTATAATTCCTGAAGGCATCGTAATTAATCGAATGTTAACCAGAACATTGCCGGCCGGTTCGGCCATTACCTTCCGTAAAACATTGTCCCATCCTGCAGATATGATTATGTCGACTGAAGGCGAGATTTTGTTATCGAACCCGGTAGCTAGCGGAAGTATTATAAATTTACGCGGAGTTATCGACAGTGTTCGACTTGATCATGCCAATTTTGGAAAAACATGGACAATTATTAGTTCTAGTGCTACGTCAAATGAATTAGAAACCGTTGAGGATATATCGTTTAATGTGAACGATCAAATAATTTTTAACGGCACAGTATTTGGTAATGTACTTGTAGATACAAGATATTATGTTAGCCAAATAGTAACTAATAATACGTTTAAAATTAGTACATTAAGAAATGGTGTGGTTTTTAACCTAGAAACAAATACCGGAAGCATGACGGCATCTCAAGTACTAAAACCTGAGATTGTTATGGAAAGTTGGAAGGGAGACGGTATTAACAATATAGTCGATATTCCAATAACTGTACTAGTAGAGGACGGCGATCAGTTTGTTCTTCGTAAAGAAAATAGCGACGGTTCGATTAATACACCAAGTTCTGCTTACGATACTACGCTATCGGGCGGAGATGTTGCGTATACTACAGCAACTGGTGTAAATCCAGACGATATTATAATTGACGGCGAAGAATTAATATCGCCAGTAAATTGTCCAGCATTAGAGGAATTAATACCTGGGCAAATGTTTGATGCTGTTGCAATAAAAGTATTTAACAGACCAAATACCGGTGCAGCTAATATTAATGTTGAAAATTATATAAGTGACGGTAAGGACACAGTTTATGGAATCGGGCAAACGCCCAATAGTCCGAATGCAGTTATTGTAACGGTAACTAATACCTTGTATGTTGCACGATTAAACACATTTGATATATTACCAATAATTGGAGATTATTTATATAAATCAGTTATTGATATTGACGGTGATGCAAGTGTTGTATTATTGGGTACCGTAAACGAAGTTGACGATGTATTGTTCACAGTAACATACACTCCTACAAATTTAATAAGTTTATTTAATACAGATGTCGTTCAAGTACAAGATACAGTACTAGGAGTTGTTATTGATGTTGATCATATATCAAATTCTACAATTAAAACGGAAGGAGTTGATTATCGCGTAGATAAAGAAACAGTATTATTTACTCAGCCCGTGGCAGAGAATAATATAATTTCTATTTTTAGCATAGGAATTAACGGCGGCATTTATAGCATACAAAATCAATATGCAACCGGTGTTAGTGAAAAATTTAGTGTAGATTATCCGTACTCGATTACATCTTATATCAAACCGCTAGTATATGTTAATTTTATGTTAATGATTGAGGGTGTTGATTATGTTGTTACAAGTCGTAGTAATAATATATTAGGTATTAATTTTAGCACAATACCTGCAGCTGGCCAATTAGTATCGGTGATGTTAGCTGATAACTCGCTGCAAACATTTGCTATAACAAAAACCGAAAAAATAATCGGAGACGGAAGAAGTAGACCATATAATTTAGCGTATAATGTTGGAGATTTATTACCTAACGAAGCTAGCATGATTGTAAGAGTAGACCAAGAAATAATAAGTGCCCCTAAAAACGAATATTTTAAGATTAAAAGTAATAAGTTATATTATGCATTAGATTATTTGCAAATCCCGTATAATTCAATAACGGAAGACGATATATTAGTTCGTATAGAAGAATTTACATTGGTAAATGGTGTTGATTATACAGTAGACTTAGCAATAAATACTATTAAGATATCGTTTGATATAGCGAATAATTATGCAGGACAGGTATTATCTATTATTGTAAATTACGGCGCATCTTATACTTACACTCCTAGAAATAATGATAATCCTCCAAGAATACAATTTAATAAAGTTTACACGGCAGATAATTTTATTAGTGTAACTAGTTCATTTAAACACGATATTTTAAATATTCAAAGAACTGAAATTAGTGCGACGCCCGTTAGTCCAGATTCAACGTTGTATTATAATTATACCAATTTGCATAGCGGGTTAATTTCGTTAGAACGTGCCGTGTTAAACGAAAACTTCGTATGGGTTATGAAAAACGGTAAATTGTTATCGCCCGTTATTGATTATAAATTAGTAAATGATAGGAAAGGCATACAATTATACAGCGCATCAACTGACGAGGATAGATTTACAGTAATGACATACGACAGTAATTTATCGTATTCTGGAATTGCATATATGCAATTTAAAGATATGTTGAATAGGATGCATTTTAAACGATTAAGTCTTTATAAGCAAACTCGATTAATTAAAGATTTGCTAGTGGATGATAAGTTTATTGAAGTAGAAGACGCTCGCACGTTTAATTTGCCCGATAAAAAACGAAATCGTCCGGGTGTTGTTGAAATACACGGGGAACGAATTGAGTATTTTACAATTAATGGAAATGTGTTAAGCAGATTACGTAGAGGAACGTTAGGAACTGGCGTGCCCGCTATACATTCGGCAGGCACATTTGTACAAGATATTGGAGTTAGCGAAACAATTCCTTATAATGATACAGTATTAGTTGATCGTATGGTATATCAAGATTCAAATACTATTATGTTAGATAAGACGCAAGCTGTCGGCAATACAGCAATGTCTACTGCTTGGAATTGGAAAAATAAGGAAGTTGGAGAAGGTTTAGCTTTAGAACAATATAACGAGTTAGCTAAAAATTCTTTAGAAATATTAATTGGCGGGTATCAGATAGAAAAAAGATGGGGACCCGGTATAGTTTATAAAAAAGATGAAATACTTATAGTCGGCGAGTACACTTATAAGGTGTTAAAAACCCACATTAGCGGATCGACGTTTGATGATTTAGTGATTACGTTGATAGAAGTTGACAACACATTGCATGAAGATCAAGTAAATGTTGATAGTAGTACAGTGTATGAGTTCATCATGGGGAATATAAAATTACGTAAAGATGATTATTATATGTTTAACTCAAACATTGCTCCGACTAGTCCGGAGGGAGATATTAAGTTTGAAAGAGATTTTATAATATCTGCATTAACTGGCGAATATAGTTCGATAGAATTAAATCAACCGTTATTACCTGGAACACAAGTTAATATATTTAAGAAAACCGGAGTAAATTGGGATAGTTTTGTGAACATTGAAAATGACACAGGAGAAATTGCAGACTTCTTAAAAGCTGTGCCAGGAGCATTACCAAGTGCAAGCAGATAAATATACAATACGGAGAACTGCAATGGAGAATAAAGAATTATCGGGCATCTATATAGAGTGCCATCTTAAAATATGGGACCCCGCATCCGAAGAAGTATTTGTTAATGCCCGGGCATAAAAGCGAGACAATATGAAAGATACAACAGAATTATCCATATATGGATTTTTAAAAATATACGACCCAGCATCAAACGATATATTTTTTGACGGGCATAATGCTATCCATTATGAAAACATGTCGCAATCATTAGCAGCTAGTATAATTGGAACAGGCGCAGGGGTTATAAAGCACATGGCGTTTGGTAACGGCGGAACTGCCATAGATCCAACTGGTATTATTACTTACTTGTCTCCTAATAATGTTGGAACTAATGCGAGTTTATATAATCAAACATACCTTAAAACAATTAATCAGTATGATAATGGGAATATAGATCCTACGAAAAATTACCTCCAATTTAGGCATGTTACGGGCGCGAACTATTCGGATGTTTTTATTACTTGTTTATTGGATTACGGCGAACCACCAGACCAAGCAGCATTTGATAATGACACAAATGATTCAGTTTATATATTTGATGAACTCGGGCTAGTATCGTATAGTGCAAATATGAATGATCAGTTATTATTGTCGCATGTTGTATTCCATCCTGTGCAAAAAGCATTAAATCGATTAATTCAAATAGATTATACTATACGCATTCAAAGTTTAACTGGATTAGTTGGAGTGTAATTAATGTCTTATTTAATACGATATTCCAACCCAAATAAAATTATAGTAGTACAAGATAATGCACTTAATTCAGAAACTAGTATTTCTTTTGTAGGTAAAGATTATACTAATTATGCGCCTGTTATTGCAGAAAGTTTTTTACATTTGTTAGAAAACTTTGCTAATGTAACACAACCAATTAATCCGTTGCCTGGGCAGTTATGGTTTAACACCAGAGATAATTCTCTTTCGGTATTTAATAAAGCATTAAATTGGAAAAGTATTGGTTTAATTACGACAGGCGGATTTATACCTACCAATCCAGTAGCTGGAGAATTGTGGGCCGATACTGTAAATAATCAAGTAAAATTATATACAGGTACCGAATGGATTGGTGTTGGACCAAACCCGTCTGGCCCCGTAAAATCTGGTGCGTATGTAGAAACTATTATAGACACTGCTAGTGTTTCACATGTTGTAATTTTATTATATTCCCGAGATGTTATCCTAGCAATAATTAGCGGAGACGTTGCATTCTCGCCTAACGAAGAACGCAGCGGATTTCCTGTAATTTACCCTGGAATAAATTTATCAACCACTATTAATGATATAAAATTTTATGGAACTGCAAGTAGTGCGAGTTCTCTTTCTATAAATAACGGCGAACAAATTGTATCCGCAGATAAATTTGTTCGCACTGATATTTCAAATATTCTTAACTCTTTGTTGCAAATTCAAAATAATGGCGGAGTTTTAGTAGGCCAGCGATTAGATTTTGGTATGCAAGTGATAGACGATATTCCGACAATAATAAGCGGGTTACCTGGGTCTGGCGGCGATAACAGTTATAAAGATATTAATATAGATTTATATCCGCAAACCGGTACAAAACAAACAGTAGTAAAAATTAAATCTGACGGCAAAGTGGTTATCGGAGTTGATTCTGCTGAAGGTAGAGGACGTGATACTTTGCATATTAATGGTAATGTTTATATTGCAGGAGCATTAACATCTTCTGGTAAAATTGTTGCGAATTCACCAACAACTGAACAGATTTCAACGGAAGTCGAACTTAATTCATCGGGGTATGATATTGGTTACGGTATTGATTCTGGTTGTCTATTAGAAGGTGTGTGGGTTGGTTCCAGTGATAGTGTTAAGGCACCGGTATCAGTTAATAAATATGATAGTAATTTTACCGCAGCATCTTCGTATACAACTATGACGATTACAGCGGACGGCCAATACGAGATAATTGAGTTTATGACTACTGCAGACGGTAGTTCAATGAAAGAAATAACCCATTCTGGCCATATTAATAAAATACGAGATCAGTGCTATTTTAGAGTAGGCGACGGCTCTAACGGTTTAGAGTTGACTCCTATTATTGTTAATCAATCTTATGATTCACTAAATATGATTTATATTGGTCCGTCAGTGGGGCAGAGATTGCCAGTTATTGAGCGTCCGTGGAAAACATATTCGTATTATCGGGTATCTTATGAAACTGATACTGCCGGCGATATAATTACTAGATTATTATCAATAGCAAGACAATGGCCGCATTTACCGTAAAAAAGGAAATTTAGAATGTCATATACAATTAACAGATTTAACGGGGCAGAACTTACGGTAGTAACTGATGCCACAGTTGACGAAACACTCAATATTAAGTTAATAGGAAAGAACTATGCTGGGTATGGAGAAATGCAAAATGAAAATTTTGTATACTTGCTAGAAAATTTTGCAGGCAAATCCCAGCCATCTAGGCCGTTATCAGGGCAGCTTTGGTACGACACAGATAATAATAGGCTTAAATTCTATGATGTATCTTCTCAGTTTAGAAGTTTAGCAGGAATTAATGTACAAGCAGGGTCACCAACTGGTGCAGGGTCGTCTGTCGGCGAATTTTGGTATGATTCTACCAACAGTCAGCTTCATGCATGGAACGGTAGTAAGTATACTTTAATCGGACCACAAGGCGACGACGTGGGCGGTACAGTTATTCGGGCCAGATTAGTGTATGCTCTTGCCGGAGGTCCGTATTATGTATTAGAAGCAACAGTTGACAGTAAATCTGTATTTTTAGTGAGTAACCACGGGGCATTTACTTTAGTTCCTGCATCGGACACCAAAAACACGGGATTGGGCGAGTATAATAATTCTATAATACGGCCAGGCATTAATTTAGCAGGAACAAATTCTCTCGGAGTTACTGACTCTTCTTATAATTGGCGATTTAGCGGAACAGCAACCGATTCTGAACGGCTTGGTGGATATTTGTCGTCTAATTTGCCGGTCGTTGATACGGTGGTTTTAAGAAACGATGCAGGCGCTATTACTGCAACTAACGGTATTTTTTCAGGTACTTATATAAAGTTGCCTACTGGTACTCCAACTAATCCAGAAGGCGGGATGTTACGCTATAATAGCGGGCAGTTCCTTGGGTTTAACGGGACTGATTGGCTCGATTTAGGCGAAATCGGACAACAAGGTACATTTTCACTAGTGGGCGGCGGAGGTTCAAGCCCTTCTATAACATTATCGGGCGGGTCCGGCAACCCTATAACATTTGCTGTTGACACTGGCAGTAGTGTAACACTATCTCAATCAGGTAACCTTATTACGATCGGCGGTGGCGGCGGGTCGGGCGGTGCGTATTCTTTAGCAATAAGTAATGCATCAGGATCATCTGCTCAGTTGTTATTGATGAACGGGAGTTCTATTGCAACAACAATACAGTTAAGCGGCACTAATATTACATTCGGCGGGTCCGGCACAGATCTTCAAATTATTGGCGACCCAGGCCAAGGCGGTGGCTCTGTGACAGGAGTATCCACTAATATTCCTGGGTTAATTTTTAATACACCCGGTACAACACCATTGTTAACACTTAATTTGGCTGCTCCGCCGGCAGAGTGGGGTACCCTTCCTTACCTCGATGGTACTCCAGCGGGTGTATATATTTCTGGAAATTCTACTGCAGGTAGTGTTGGTATTGGTTTTCGAAATTCTCGATCTGGGGGTGGTACTGGATATATTGGAGTGGGTTCGGGGTTAGGGTTGAATTCGACAACAGTGGTGTTAACTGCGCGCAGTGTGACACCTGTCGTGGGTAGTTCTGATTACTCAACAGTATTTCGAGTAAATTCAACCACAGCTAATCTTGGTACGTTGTTTAGCGGCATTGCAGTTAGTAAAGTGGTAAATTATTCTGAATTGTTTACCAACAGGCCGAACGACCCGTCAAATACCGGAACCGGCTTGCTTATCACACACAATTCTAGTGGTACAACTCCTTTTAAGGGGTATATTGGGTGTACTGCTTCGGCTCTACAACTAGTTTCGCCATCTATGTCAGCTAATGTGTCAACAGCCAACGGCGCCCTCGGCTTTAAACTTTTTATAAACTCAGCTACTAAATTTGTATTCGATGACAAAGGAATACATCACGGATCAGCGGAAGGCGATGAGTATCAAGTAACCTTTAATTCCGCGATAAACACTGGCTCTAATAATAATACTGTACGCGGAATACTAATACAAGGAAATTCTGCAGTAAGCGGAACTGATTCTGCTAGAGATAATTTCGGGGGCATTATATTCGGGAATCAAAAATTTACCAACTCAGATCCAACCACGTATGGTTTTATTGGGTGTACCGCGGCCGCGACGTCAATAATATCAGATAAGAAGGTAAACATTGCATCGGGCAATGGCTCTGATGTCGCAGTCGCCACGACTACGCGGTTATCAGTTACTACAGCAGGAATTGTAGTAACAGGCACAATTAACGGACAAACCATCGGCTCAGATATTAGGTTAAAAGACGTAACCGGCAAAATACAAAACCCACTAGAAAAAATTAGTCAATTAACTGGTTATCATTTTAAATTTAATAAATTAGGGTTAGAATACGGATTACCGGAAGGTCCACAACTAGGGTTAACTGCTCAAGATGTAAAAGCAATACTGCCGGAATTAGTTGTTAATTTACATCTTAAGAACAACGAGTTTGATAATAGTAAAGTCGAAGATCCGTACTTAGGCGTTTTGTACGATAAATTAGTTCCGTTATTGGTAGAAGGAATTAAAGAACAAACAAACACGATTAATTCACTTACAGATCGTGTTACACAGTTAGAACAACTTGTTAAAAAATTGGTTGCGTAATAACAGCATTAGGCGACTGAATTATTCAGTCGCCTAATTCAAACAGTAAACGGATAATTAATTGGAGAATGATAGTTATAATTCTGTAATTGTATATCGCTCATTCCAAATTGATTAATATCTTTAATTTCAGGATTCAACCATAATTTTGGCGGAGTGAACGGCTCGCGAGATAATTGAATATTTGCATGTTCGATTTGATTTTCGTATATGTGCATATCGCCAATAGAATAAATGAATTCTCCGACGTCTAAATCACAAACTTGCGCTATCATATGCGTCAATAAAGAATAAGATGCGATATTAAACGGACTGCCTAACGGTAAATCTGCAGATCGTTGATATAATTGGCAACTTAATTTACCGTCGGTTACATCAAATTGGCTTAGTACATGACAAGGCGGTAGGCACATTTGATCCAATTCGCCCGGGTTATAATTCATTATAATGTGTCGACGGCTATTCGGATCTGTTTTAACACCATTAATTAAATTTTGAATTTGGTCAATTGATTCGCCGGAAGAATTTCTCCAATCCCGCATTTGTTTCCCGTAAATTCTTCCACAATCGCCCGGGTAGTTTGCACGATCAATCCAATAATCAGCATAAGCATTTTCAGTCCATATAGTTTTATACAAAGAATCTCTGCTGCTATGTAAAATTTCAGCTAGTCTCCGTTCGTCAGAACTACCTTCCAAGAACCACAATAATTCAGACACCATTGATTTAAATGGTAACTTACGAGTAGTTATGGCGGGAAAACCATCTTGCAGATTAAAACGCATTTGATAGCCAAACACACTGACAGTATTAGTACCTGTTCTGTTTGTTTTTATTTTACCGTTATCTAATATATATTTAAGTGCTTTAAGATATTCTTTCATATTTTTCGATTACGCAAGTTTCTCCGACCATTTGATTCGTTAAATTAAACTGAGGTAGAAATGAATTGATTTCTATTTTAGTATCACAATTATATTTCCCCTTAATTCTAGTAATATACATTTTTTCTATTACGGGTATTGCTTGTAAAAGCAAATTGCCCCCGCCAATTACAAATATATTTTTTTCGGGCCACATTTCTTGGAGTGTAAGCAAATTTTGGCAAATATCACCATTAATTGTTTCAACTGGAAACTTTGCCGGAGCCTGCCTTGTAGCAACAATATTAATTCGATTAGGTAACGGTTTAGGCATTCCAGTGGAATTCCATGTATTAGAACCCATTACTACTACGTGATTTAATGTAGTAGACTTAAACCAAAACATATCTTCCTTGTTAACAGGCCACGGCATGGAACCGTTAAGCCCCATGCCGTTTTCTTCGTCTATTGCAAAAATTGCAATTAACATTCGCCGAGGATGTCAGTTATTGCTGCAACAGTAGAAGTTTTAGGTGCACGAGCAGAACAGGCTTTCGATGCTACGGACGGTGCTAGTCCGTTAGCAATTTTCCGGTAACTATTTGCTACTCTAAATAACTTATTCGCAGCAGCACGATATCTATCAGCTTTTTCTTCTGCAGAAAGTTCTTGCACAGTTGTTTCGAAATCAATTGGTACAAGATCTTCAACTGTTTTGAGGTGCGACGTTTCGTCCATTTCATCGGCTAACTTAGCAGCAACCGCGGCCTTTGGTGTTTCTTCTACCTTTGGTACTTCTTTCTTCGGAGTCTGCGCACTGTCGTCGGATTTGATAGCTAGTTCGTCTACCGGAATAGCCCGTTGATCTGCAATCATTTGATTAAGTTCTGATAACAAAATCTTAACATTTGAATTAGGAATCATTTCTACAGCATCGGTGGGCACTTTAATTAGCTTGCCCGCTACGTGTAATGCTGGTAGCATTGTGCTGCCGTCAGGAAACTGTGTTCTCGCCATTGCTTCTGCAAATTCAACAGCAGATTGACCAGCCGGACTCTCCACTAAATTAATAAGAGCATCGTGATAATCGTCTGCTAAGTTTTCTGTAGGAACGATAAGACAATTATACGCATCTCCTGGCAATGTTCGGTATGCAACCAAACATTTACGGTTAGTAGCAATTAAGCGCCCCACATGTTTGATGTTTGCCATTATTCTTCCTCAGTTGTAGAAGGCTGCGCTGGTTGATGCTTTTCTATAGCCTCTAAGAATCGAGATAGCTTATCATAAATTTGGCCGATTGCAGTCATTTCGTTTGCACGAAATGCACCGCGGGTAGTTGCAACATCGACCACATTCTTCAACGCAACTAAGTCGTTAATATTTAATTCAGCAATAGCGGGTTGCGCATTGTCTTCGAGAGTCTCGTTGGAAACTTCGTTTGTTACTTCTTCGGTCATTTTGTTTTCCTCTTTTAAGTTAAGTGCGGACAAGACAGCACAAGCATACTTAGCTCTTTCCTGTCTTCAAATCCTAGTTTATTATAATACACGATACTTGAATTTTCTACTTGTACAATCGGTAAACAATAGTATCGCCCAGTTAAATTATTATGAATCCAATTGATTAGTTCAGTAACTATACTTGTTTCATAAATAATCATTGAACTAAATGTTGGAACTGCATACTTTACTCGTCGCATGTTAAAATAATTTAACGGATTGGGTTTAAGTATTCGTTGAGTCATATATTTATACTAAATCAACTTAGTTCCGAATAGTCTACAGTAATACCATGCGGAGCCTCAAATCCGGGCCGCCCGTGATTAATAAAAATTGTTGGGCAATACGACTCTTCGCCAAACGAGCCAAAGTCATACATGTCGGAAAACATAATAAATCTTTTAGGGACAATATCATTTTCTCTCATATAATCCCAGTTACATTGAAAGTTTGTGCCACCACCACCCTTCAACTTATAATCTAAAAATGTTTCCATGTTATACGCATTGAACGTTTCTTCGTTATAAACCCTAGTGTCAAACGTCCACAACTTTATTTGAAAGTCTTGATACTCTTCCATGATGCCTTTAATTTCTGATAAGAAGTCTTGGCATTGTTTATCACTAATCGAACCTGACAAATCTATGCTAACAGCAATGTCGATAGTGTCGGTGTAATTAGTTCCGGGTAGTATTGCAGTAGTGTGCCACCCTTTTCTATTAGGACGCATAAAACTATAATCATTCTTCACAGTACTTTGAATTTGTTGGCGGAGCAACTCTCGCCAATTCATCTTTCTTTCGGTGATATCTCTAATTAAGCGTTCTATTGCACCAGGAACAGTGCCCGCAGCTTGTGCAGCTTGCAACGTGGCTTCGTACAATTCGTCGCGAATTGTAGCTAGTTCCTCTTTAGAATAAACAGGGCGGCCGTTGCCAGTATCCTTGTCCCATTCCATGTGCTCGTCAATGAGCTGGCCGAGCTTATTCAGCGATTCCTCGTCGTATTCTTTGTATATAATGTCGTATACTTGCTCGGCGCACATGCCTTTATATTTAGTGTCATGAAACGGCTTAGTTTCCTTAGGCACATCGCCGATTTTATCTTGAATCAGTATGCCGTTTACACAATAATCGGCGGCAATATTAAAGATTTTCTTATGACGATTTTCGTATCTGCCCATATGGTCAAAAACATTATGCAGTATTTCGTGACAGAGAACGAACTCTACCTCTTTGATAGACATTTTATCAAAAAAATCACGATTAAAGTAGATATGCCTGCCGTCCGTGGCAGCAGTATCACACCAGTCATTGTTTTCTACAATTTTCAAACGAGTAGCCATGTTACCAAAGTAAGAGTGCTTTAACAGCAATCCAACGCGAGCAGTAATGATTTTTTCAATGACTGGATCTGACATCATAATACTCCTTGATTAGTGAGAAATAGCAGCAACAATATAAGAGCCGAATCGATTATGAAATTCGTCGAAGCAATCGATTTCATTCGGGTCCATTGGAAGACCATACTTCTTTAGTGCAAGACGGGCGCCAAGAATAACAAGTTCGGTCTCAAAGTTGTCCATCATAAACCTAAAAAAGTTATTAACTTGCTTGCTCCAATCCTTAGCTCCAGCATCGCATGCTTCCTTCAGCTCGTAACAAAGATTAATAGTCATAGAATACATAGCGGAAATTTCTTTAGTACTCAGTTTAGTGACTTTTCCTGATAGCACGTCACGGGGATCTGGCAGCTTAGAAGACACTTTGCGATGCGCCATGAACTTGATAGCAAGTCCGTCTCCAACTGTGCCCGAGGTGAGATCCGTCAGTGTAGTATCGTCTGTATCGTTATCAGTTAGCAATTCCGACACAAATGTCCACGAGCGAGGAGTAGCAAACGCCTTACCGGAGCTCTTTGGATCAAAGTCGTGAAGATCCTTCTTATTAAGAGTAAGAAAACCAATAACATCGGTGTGCAGTTTGTTAGTGACAGCCCAATCGAACCAATCATCCCAGTTAACGCGAATTTCAAGGTGAATAAACCTGTTACTAAGCGGAGCAGGCATTCTAAAAGTAACACCTCGGTCAGTTTCACGATTGCCCGCAGCAACAATAATGGTGTTGTTCGGCAAACGATATTGGCCAATCCTTCTATTAAGGATAAGTTGGTAAGCAGCCGCTTGTACTGCGGGAGGAGCAGAATTCATTTCGTCAAGAAACAAAATAACATGCGGGTGCTTGGAGGCAAGTTCTTCGTTCGGCAGTTCAGCTGGAGGTGCCCAAACCATAGTATTTGAGTTAGAGTCGAAGTACGGAATTCCTTTAATATCAGTTGGGTCCCACAAAGACAGCCTAACGTCGATAACGTGTGCAGACATTTCTTCGCCGAGCTGTTTGATAATGTCAGACTTACCGACGCCGGGCTCGCCCCACAAAAAGATAGGACGTTTGCTCTTGAAGGCTTTACGAAGACTTTTCTTAGCAGCGGAAGGCCCAACAGTACGTCCGATAATGTCACTCATTTTATATTCCTGTGTTTATTTACAAAAGTTGTTGCAGTAGTGTAATTATAGTACAATTCCGATAAGCTGTCAACTACGACCTCGTACAGCTTTACGAAGTGCAAATTTATTAATGTCGTCGGTAAACATTAGAAGTTCCACTCCTTTTTTTTCAGAAAAAACTATGATACTATTGTTAGTGAGATAGTATGGGCAATCCATAGTTTTTTCGAGGAATATAATAGTTAACGGACTAAGTATTGTGCCGGGCGCAAACGGAATTTCGTATGATTTGAGTTTTAACTCTTCAGTAAGAAATAATATACCTTCGTTGGATAATCTAAATGAGTTATCTATATTAACCCTAGTGGATTTCCACCATTTCCTAGAATACATTTTAAGGTTGACGTCGTCAACACTTTTATCTGATTGTTTAAGGAAAATTTTAGTTAGTTCGTCTCGGGTAATCATAGTTAATCGCCAAACTTGCCGCCATCCATGTTAACAGAAACAACTCCAGTATTGTTTTTTATTGTTGAGATCACTTCGTCTTGGTTAGACAACAACTTTGACATCATCTCGTTTAATGTCAGGCTAATTAATCTAGCCTGTTGCATAGTGATTTGAATGTTAACTTGCTTATTTAATTCAGCCGCTCGAACTAATTGAATAAATTTTATAATAGGCGACATATTGATTTGATTTTGTAGCATTTACACATACCTTGCTTGGAATGGCATAGCGTATTGCTCAATATTGTCAGAGATCCGTTTCATATCAAATTTATTACAAAATTTTAACATATGAATGCCTACTTGAGTTACTGCTTTTGGGGTAGAATTATTTTTAATAGTTTCCGTAATAAGTTGTTTAATATTATCCGGTTGTGCTGTAAGATCAATTAGCATTTTGTTTCTCGAATAATCGTCTAATACCCGATGATCCACTCCTTCATGATCCACCCACCGTTGTAATTGTAAGTTATTCCAAGCCCACCCTTTATTGTTTCTGTCAGCAAATGCCTCCAATAACCCTACCTTATTCTTAGAACCTTTTAGCCTAACTCCAGGAAATGCCGAAAATACATTATCACCCGGGTCGCCTGTCATGCATTTTAAAAAAAGAGCAAGAGAAATCCAGTCTTCTTGTGGAGTAAAGTTGTTGTCAACTTTACCGATTTTTAATTTAGAATTTCTCTCTACGGTAAATGCCAATTTTTGCTTTTTATCATTGAAGACACCGTTGTGTGTAATTAAATGTCCAGTTACTCCATTATATTGTTTAACATTGGTGTCGATTAATTGTACAAAATCGCTATCTGTTGATACAATAATATGCTGATCATCGGGGTGATGTTGAATCCACCCAGCAATTAAGTCATCTGCTTCGAGTTGTGGGTGCTGAAGAACTGTGCAATTTGTTTTTTCCGTAACAAAAGTTTTAATTTCATCAAATGCTTCCCAAAATAATGCATCTTCTTCTTGTTCGGCGGGAGACAATGCATTTCTTGCTACAGTTCTATTTTTTTTGTACGGAGAATATGCCTCTTTACGCCACGAGCGTCCTTCGAGACAAATTACAGTATGATCCCCGTGAAAATCACTCCATGCTTTTTTAATAGAATTAAATATTACATGAAATGCCATTCCTATTTTTAGATCAGCATTACCTTGTACTGCATGTCTCGCCCTAAAAAATAAGTTTGCTGCGTCCAATAAGATGTATGTTGCCATTCGGTAGATATTCCGTTATAAGTTAAGTATGAGAATTTTTCAGTTTTTCTAAGTTTGCTAAGTCAACAAACCCAGCTTGCCGAGTAGCATCCATTCCTTCGTCTGAAAATATATTTCTTGCTAAATCCCTAAACCATCTGTCGATAATACCTTCTTCGGTGTCCCCGTCAACTCCATACCCTTCTTTTTTAAGTTGAATAATAAAATATTCATTCCAGTCTAATTCAAAAAAACCATTGTTTGCATTAGTTGTATTAATGTGAGTTTTTATAACATCAACCCACGGTTCTTTTCTTGCAGTAGCTACTTCTTTTGCAACTAACTTAGCCGTTACCAGGTCCACTGACTGCTTTTTTTTACTAGGCTGTTGCTCTTCTAATGCTGCCAATTTATCTAATGCTAAATTTAGAGCATTTTCCAGCTTTTTAAGTTTTGCTTTCATTGGAAATTCCTAATCGGTTGATTATATTGTTTACCTTTGATTATAACTAACATGCTATCGTAAAAGTGAACGGATTCAATATTTGAAACATCGATACCACTATCAAGTGAATTTCGAAGATGTTGTTCATTAATAACATCGATTAGTTTTTTTGAAAATTCTATCATCGAATCGGCGTTTTTATATCCACCACCGTATTCATTCCAGTAACTAGTATGTAAATCTTCGCAAATATAAACTCCGCCGTGCGATATTTTCGGCCACACTTTTTTTAAAGTAACTATTTGTTGTTCCATTGTATGGCCGCCGTCATCCAAGAAACAATCAATATACGGAATATCCAATAATGTATCATCCCAAAACGCGGGATTTGATTGATCACCAATAAAAATATTATTTGCGGGTAATTGCATATTTTTTACATTTGGATTTATGTCTATTCCGTAAATAGTTGCAGAATCACCAAAAAACTTGCGCCACATCTGTATGGAACCACCGTACATTATACCGACTTCCATGAAAATAGCAGATGCTTTGTCTTTAAACTTTGAAAAATACCTATCGTACACCTCAAAGTAACTAGTCCATTTATCTGATTGTAATGTGATTACGTTATCAAAAATTTCTCTCGTAGTGCTCATTTAATACCTTAATTAGTTGTAATAACAATGCCAACGCCATCGACGTACACAACTCCTGTAACCATGATATATGCATCGTTGTTTTGAACAAATATAGGAGTAGTCATGTTTCCTTTTTGTATTTGTCCTGAAGACTTGTCTTGATTTTGTTGCCAAAGGTCAATTATCTTTTTTGAAATATCGTAAGAATCTAAAAAGTCCATACTAGCTTCCGATGACATTTCCGTATACACTCACATGATTTCGTGTTGCTACTTTATACCCGCGTTTCATTGCATCGTTGGCAATTTCGCCAACGGTTGGTCCTTGTTGTTGTTCTACGGTTGCACCAACAGGCATAATCCAAAGCGACCAGTTTGGATTTTCTTTTATGATATTAGTAAAACCTTCGGTATACGAGTCTATTTCATCCCAACAAGCAGCAGTTCCGTTAGCTACTAATTTAATACAGCCTTTATCACTATATCGTGCATATTCTTCAATAATATCGAGATATACTTTATCTTTTTCGCCAGAAACAGAAAATAACTTTGGACTACATGAAATGTTAACAGTATTATCGAAGTAATTAGTAGAATTTTTAAATTCACTAGTTAATCGTTTAGTTCCGTTTGTTTCTATAGTAATAGGATATGTATCCGAATCTGATCTGCGATTCATTTGCTCGATAATATCAAGCATTGCTTTTTGTTGTAGCATAGGTTCACCGCCAGTAAAACACAATTGAACATGTTGTCTTGTTAGCGGGTGGCACATTTCGTTGATGATGCCGAAACGTTCTCTTCCTACCGTCAATAATTGTTCTACTATTTCCTCCACCGTATAAGAATACGACAGATGTTTATATTTCTTATACCATGAATAAGAAGAATCACACCCATATTCAAATACCGGCAAGTCCTCCATTTTAGAATAATTCGATATTTTAAGTTCTTTATAAGGAAGAATATAAGTAGCCGGATTAGTTGGGTCTGCTTGATTAAATCCGTTACATTGGAGATTGCAACCGAAGAATCTAACCCACAAACTTGGCATACCTGCATTATTTGCTTCTCCTTGAAACGAAGCAAATATTTTTTCACTTATTTTGATATTCATAATTGTGCCTTTTGCAGTTATACTGATAACTAACTAGCAGTAGTTAGTGTTTGTTTTTTACCGCCATAATACGGCACACCTAACTTTTCTTCTAATAGAATTTCATTGATTGATGTATCAGATTCTTTTAGATAAATTTCTCCAAGGAAATAACCCCACTTAGACATTTTAAATGTTCTAAGAATTACTTCTTTGCCTAAAATTAACTCAATTAATCGGTCCTTTGCCTCATTATATCCCGCCTGGCCTCGTTCTGGTGTATCGATATTTGCCAATCGAATTCTTTGATGCGAATATATTTTAAATCCTAAGTCAACCGACAAATCTACAGTATCGCCGTCAACTATATTCATGACCTTAGCCGAGTAATTAAACATTTATTTTTCCTTTATTTGCTCGAAACTCTTGTACATCAATAATGGCCTTCTTAAGAGTTTCTGCATAATTTAATGCTGATTGTTGAGACATGATGAGTGCTGCTTGGTATTCGAGATATCCGTGAACCCAAATTCCGTATGTTAATTTGAGTTTAATAGCCAGAGAATTCCAAATACCCTTCCAAAACCAATCAAAACGTTGAAGGAACCAGTTATCAATATTATAGGATTTCTTTATTGTTTCGTCCCAGTCATTTGTTGACTGTTTGGTACAAGTCATAACAGTCACGCCCATCTCATCGGCTTCGATCCAGATATTATGTTCATGATCTGGGTCGGTACAATCACATGCTACTGTATAATGTTTTGCATCTCCGTAGTCGTGATTTACTAAAATGCCTTCTGCTGGTGTTTGTGGAGTCATATTTCTACTCTTTGATTGCTGTTAAAAATTCATTTTTGAGATGAGGATCATCCCTAAATGTGCCGCGCATAATAGAATTAATCATTTGTGTGTCGTGTTCTTTGACACCCCGCCATGTCATACACATGTGAGTTGCTTTTAATAAAACAGCAATTCCGCGAGGCTTCATTAACTTTTCAAGTTCATCTGCAATCATAATGACAGCTTCTTCTTGAATATGCGGGCGAGACATAACCCAATCAATAACACGGTTAAATTTAGAAATACCAATAACCCTATCAGACGGTAAAATACCAACCCATGCCTTGCCTACAATAGGAACTAAATGGTGACTACACGCAGATCGCACAGTAATTGGTCCCAGGATATACAACTCATCTAAGTTCTTAGCATTCGGAAAATCAGTTACTCTTGGTTGAGGATGATATCTGCCCTTAAAGACTTCGTTGATATACATTCTTGCAACACGTTGAGCTGTTTCTTTGGTATTATGATCGTTGTCGATATCGATAATTAAAGAACGCATTAATGTATCGATATTTTTAGCAACTTCTTCTTGTAGCGGCACTAATTCGTTTGGCAGTATAAATTCGCTAATGTTGTCGTTAGCGAAATATGATTTGTCGGTTTCTAAAATCCGATTTCTTATAATTTCTGATGTGTTCATAATTTTTCCCTTAAAGATACATGATATAGTATAGTATAATATATATCAAGTTTAAGAATTTAAATCTAATCCTTTTTGCTTTGTCGGCAGTTTAGACTTATTGGGTTCTTTGGGCTCTGTTTTATGATAATATATAAGTGTCACTGATATCATTGTCAAATAACCCGCAAATAATATAACGGCCAACTTAAAATTAAATATTATTGCTGCTATGATGATAACGCAAAGCCAAATTTCTGCTATGATTACTTCCATTGGTTGCCCTAAAAAACTTTTCATTTGGTTTTCCTGTTTGTATAATAATTGCCTTTAGCGGGAATACAGTTACGAATACCCCCGCGCGGATCTTCCGTATCATTTAATCTTCGAGGAATCATATGAACATGCGGGTAATCTACCGTTTGTCCAGCAACTTCTCCTACATTTTGCCCTATGTTAAATCCAGACCACTTTCCGTCGTCCACTCCGTCACATCCCCATTTATAAGCAGCTTCGAAACATTTATATAAACAAGCAGGAGTTTTCATAACAGGAACAAATAATAAATGACCTGTGCTAACAGGGAATCCGTCAGCAAAAACCCAAAAATCGTGGCAGCGATATTCTATCTCTTTCCACGGAGCAACTCCAGTATTTAATGCTTGTTCAATATCAGAAACCACGATGCCAAGCCTCCCAAGGATATATCACCCAAATATCTTCTTTGGACTTGTCAATTTGCTCGGTAGTGTAATCAACTTTCTCAGGTGATGCAATGTTATTCACAATCGTTGCGAATCGAACATTATGCCCCCAGATATTATTCCATCTCGGATCGGCTGGTAAACAAGAATCTTGCCAACTTTTTTTAATCCAAGCAATAGTTGCTCCTGTGTCGTTAATATCATCGACTATTAAAATGTTTTTCTTATTTTCTTCGGAAGGATATCCATATGCATCTTCAGCCATTCCTAAATCGTGCGTACAATCTTCATGATCTCGTAAATTAACCATTAACGGCTTCATCGGAATTCCTAGCAGTTGACTTAGCAAAATTGCAGGAATTGCGCCACCCCTAGTAATTCCAACGATATAATCTGGTTCCCAGTTGCTTGCAACTAACAGGTCGCTAATATCCATACAAGCATTTTCAATTTCGTACCAGTTATATTCCATTTCTTTGACGTTATCTCGTTCTCTGATTGTGATCATCATTTAAGTTGTCCCAAGTTTTATATTTTTCTAAGGTAGCAGTGTATTCGTTTGCGAGCCGGACAAGTTCAGGATATTTCTTCTCCATACCAATGTCCCTATTAATAATATTAAGAAGTTGTTCGATTAAGTCAAGTCGCTGGTCAATTCTTTTAAGATTTTGTTGTTCTATCCTTTTGAGTTGATGTTCTATCTCAATATAATTATTATCAATATTTCCGTTTACTGAAACTGTTGAAACATTAATATAGTCAAGCGGGTTTACAAACCCGGTAGTAACAGCTGGAATACTAACATCATTCATTGTTGATTTCCTACTGAATTTATTTGATTAATCAGACTAGTTGCTGAAAAATAATTAGTGTATGCATCGGCTACTAATTGGCTAAGTTCGTAAAGGTAGCGATAGTAATTTTCTATGTAATCAATAAGTCTATTAACCACTTTATCTCTGTTTAAAATATAATTATCCCAACTGCTAGTCCATTCAGATGGATATAAAAATGAACGATGATTTTTGAAAATTTCTGAGTAACTTAATCTGTCCGGCACCATCGGAATAGCTCCGAGAATGGGACCTTCTATACAAGTAGAAATACCCAATGTTTCTTGAAGATTAGCACTAAAAACAATTTTAGCCTTGCCAAGCAAGTTATGATATTCAGGCTTGGTTAATTGGGTTGACTGGCACATAACAAATTCATATTGCGGAAGTTGCTTCTGTAAATCGAGAAAAATATCTGGTTGTTTTTCGACTGAAATTCTATGGGGGAACAAAATTAGGTTTTGTTTACTATCGAGCCTATATGGATTAAGTTCAAATGGCATGTACTCCATGGGCCACCCTGTTCTAATAATCTTTTTAGAAGCAAGACAACTTTCTTTATTAAGGCCAAACACATCACAAAACATGTCAATGTGAAAGTCTGTAGCAAAATAATTATGCGTGAATGATTCAAAAAAACTTTGTTCGGCGTGTCGAACCCACGGAGCAGCTCCGATTAAGTCTCCTAGTCTGTCGGCTGGATCCCAACTACCTGCATGATACAATCCGTGAAATGTCCAATTAAGCCCCAATAAATCATTCATATATTTAAGTTGAATAATTGTAGGGTTCCACGCGTCAGTAAACAAGAAATGATCATTCGGGCTTGTTTTATTATTGTCGTAGTACACTAAAAAATTGCAGAGTTGTGAACTTTTCCAATAATTAGTGTCGGAAAAATTCAAAAATGCACCAGGTGTTGTTTGTGTACTTTTTTGAATACCTGGCACTTGCATAACTAAAAACTCGTCGTGCAGCTTGCTTTTGAGCAAAGGCGGAATATGTTTTTCCCACTCGCACGTATATCTGGTAGGAATTGGTTCTAAACTAAAAATCCATAGTGTTTTTTTCATGATATGATTTAATTATTGAAATGGTGAACGGAGCAATAACGCTCCGTTCGTGTTTAGGTTTACGCAGATTGCGTGGGCTTTACTGCGGGTCTTGAGTTATGTTGCTTACGCGGGTACGTTCGTTTGACGCCTGTGCTTTTTTCGTATGCTCGCCAAATATAACTTTCTCGATTGTACAAGTCTGCAGGGTTAAACGGCATCCAGTTTAATCGACAAAAATCTAGGAATACTTCGAGATCATCAAAAATCTTAGTAATTTCAGGATGATTATTAAAGTAGGTGTGTTCGTACTTCTTATATTTCTTTGCCATGGTATTATAGAATTAAAGTTAAGGGTTAAAAGGTATAATTAAAAACAATCAATTAATCGTATTCAATGATGCATCCGCATTCTCCGTTACTTATATATCGGTTGTTATTTTAACTTAATTTATTATACACGCCTTCTACTAAAGTTTCTATACTATATCGCGTGTTTCGGTTTTTACCGTTTAACAAAAGTTAATAGGCTGGTAAATAAGCGTGCCGATCACAATACTAGTCATATTCATCGGCGCTAACGATTATAAAGGAATCATCAGCATGAATATATATCTTCAGGAGCTAGATAGCTTCGTTATCCCCAATAAATATACCAAATGGTATAATTCTCTTATTGAAAAGGCAGCAAACAGATTTAATATTGATCCTAGTATTCAAATAATTCAAAACCGCCGACGTGCTAAAAAACAATTCGGTTATATTGAAGGTCATCATATTATTCCTCGCTCAATCAAACCAGAACTCTCAATTAATCATTTTAACATTGTTTATTTGACAGCCAAGGAGCATTTTATTGCTCACTTATTATTAACAAAAATGTTTCTAGGAAAAGAGAAACAAAAAATGATTTTTGCTTTTCGAAGAATGCAACACCATAATAACGGAAAGCGATATACAAGTAAAGTATTTAGTAATTTTAAATTGCAAATGCCTCCTACTAATCTAGGTAAAATACAAATTACTGACGGTATTAACACGCGTCTTCATTTAAAATTTGAACCAATGCCCGGCGGGTGGACAAAAGGCGCCGGCTTGCTTTATAAAAATGCCCGCAAAATAACTAATATAAATCTGCATTGTAATACCTATGAAGTATTTAATATTATTAATCAGGATAGATTTTTAGTTACAAATTTAAAAGAATGGGCCGTGACCGTAAATATTCCTTATTACACATTAGCTAGTGCGTGTCGCTTAAATAATGTTGTAAGAAAAACTTTTATTATAAATAAAATTAAAACTTAATTAGCGCGCCATTTTCATTATCTTCAGAGACTTCGATCTCTATTTCCCGATCGGGGTATTTTTTAGAAATTTGTTCGTGCAAATCTTCCGCAATCATTTCGCAAGATTTATAGTCTAATTGTAATGTTTTTTGTGTATAAAGGTTTTCAAGCCACCGCTTTAATTGAATAAACTCAATTGAACGATTTGAATGTTCTACAGATATCCACACTTTAAAATGAAAAATGTGGCGGTGCGGATAACCTAAAAATCTAACGTCATATTCATCATCAGTTGATAATAATGAATCGGTTAACGCCTCAGGATACTTGTGTATGCCCTCTTTTTGAAATGTTACCCATATCCACTTTTTACTCATAATTAACTCCAATATACTTTTTTAATGCCTACTGCGTCTATAAACGCTTGGCAAGAACTGCACGGCTTCGACAAGCCGATATTTCCAGACCTCGATACTTTAATAACATACAACGAACATTTCTTAAGTACTTCGTAATTATATCTATTTATTGCTTTAATAATAGCATCTTTCTCTGCATGAAGATAATCAGCACCTAAACATCGTTGATATTTCTTTTCAATGGGATGAGTTTTTTGATTCGAATGTCCAATTGATAGTACAGTTTTTTTGTATACTACGGCAGCAACATGTTTTCCACCTTTTACGTATCTGTTATTATTTACGGAATTGATCATCAATAATTCAAAGATTTTGTCATTTTGGTGTGTGGGTGCAGAGTTCCAAATCATGTTAGTTACGTTATCGTGTCGTTAATGTATTGATCCCAGTCAGTAAATGCAGTATCTGTTTTAAGTGATTCTAGCTTATGCGTCCATACTCCGGTGTTTGAATGCCCCCACGTTATGTCGTCTAATTTAATAGTTGCATTGTTATTTAATAGTGAAATATTTGGCAATTTTACACTAATCATTGGAATAAATTTATCGAAATAATTCCAACTAAATTTGTATAAAAATTTAGCGTAGTTTACATCAAAATCGAGTGTAACCCAATAATCGAGTTCTAATAATCCGAGAATCATTCTATCCCATTGTTTCCAATCAGTAATGGAAGATGGGTTAAAGCTTTGGCTAGTCCCTAAGTACACATGTTGTATATTATACGCTTTTTTAACAATGTCGTCAATGGGTTGTATCCCAACTACAAATAATGTATCCTGGCCAAACATTGGCGTGTGTTCAACTTCACTACCTGTAAAATATTGTACATTTTGCCGATTTTCTGAATCTAACATATTAATTCCACCTTATATACGCACGACTAAAACCACTTGGCCGATTAAGAGAATCGGTAAATGCTAGTTTCCAATTATAATCTCTGTCATACCCAATTGTCCAAAAAGGATCGACATTTAAATGCTTGTCTTTAATGTTTTGTGCGGCCATAATCATTGCATTATAAAACTCGTTACTTCTTGGGGAAGGAAATACCATAGTGCAAGCTTTCCAAAGTAAATTAGAGAAATCGGTAATTATCTGTTTTTGTACGCCCATTATGACTAGTGCTTCGTCTTTTACAATGGGCAACTTAAACACGTCGTCTTTATTAGATAAATCGACAATTACATCAAATTGGCCTTCGTAATTAGCTTGTAATAAATCGCCCCATACATTTTTATTAGAATTGCCTACAATAGTAATATCATATGATAAATTAGTTAAGTGAATAGCATTATAAACAACCCATGCAAGAAAACCACTCCCTAATATTAATAATCTTTTGTTTGGCCCTTCTCTTTTTTGTAATTCCATGATGGGCTGTAAAATAACATTTATTCCGCAAGCAACTGGTTCGATAATATATCGTGGATGTGCTTCTGGTACTTTTACATAAGTGCCATATTCTGCATTATATTCGTCAGCATACCCTGGTTCTCCACGAGTAGCAACCAAATCACCAATAGAAACATCAGTAATGTTCTTTCCCACCTCAATAACTTTACCAAGTCCTTCGTGCCCTTGCATATGGATAGGTAATGGTCCAAAATTGCCTTGCATCATATCAATGTCGGATCTGCACACACCCGTCATAATAGACTGTACACAAATTTGATTATCTGTTATTTCTGGTCTGTTAAATTTTGTTTCGTAAAAATAACCGTTCCCGTCTGTGACTAATATTCTGTTCATATAACCTCTATTTGCTTGTGTATCCACATATCTTGATGATATTGTTCAATCCAGAATGCATCATTATTTAGATTTTGGATTGCTGTTTCTATCATTGCTTTATAGGCGTATTCCGGACACAACCCCAACTCCATTTTATAAGCATTAAAACTAATAGAAGCATCGTTGTCGTTGTCTGTTTTCCAATTAGCACTTAATACCCAATTAACTGAATTGTTATTATATTTAAGTTCGCAAAAATCATCAACATCATAAACGCCATCTTTATTTACAACACCATAATCGGTATCTACGATATTATTGAGATTATGATTTTGTTTATAAGTAAAAGATGTCAGCTCTCCGTTTTTGTAATCAGTTAATGCACAGTAATAACTTAACATGTGAGGAATTAAATCGCGGCTAACTCCGCCGAACGCTAATTCTTTATTAGTAAACCAGCTGCCGGGGTTAGGAATCCTGTTCTTATTATGCCAAGTTACTTTAATAGTTTCGGATAAATTTACTAATTGTTTAAGGTTATTAATCGAACGTCTATATTGGTTGTTCTTAACCATCATAAACCGAGTATCAGGATAATCTGTTAGCAATCGATGCCACAATTCATGATTTTTTAGACCCGGCTTTTCTATTAACACAATTCGGCACTTGGTACTTATTGCCCTAGCCATATTTTCATGTAAAAAATTGGGGGCAGCAATAATACCTATGTCGTATTTTTTAATATACGGTACTTGGCTAATTGAAGTATATGTTGGATTTTTAGAAGTATCTGTGTCTACTGTATCTACCTCATACCCTAGCTCGTTGCAAACTGTTTGATATAATTGCCCGATGCCTAATCCGATTATTAAGCAGTTCATAGCGAATTCTCCAATGTATCTAAGTTTTCTTCTTCGTCTGTAGTAAATTCTTCTGAGTGCTCGTCTGCATAAGAAAAAAGTGCATTAAAGCTGGTTGAAGAATTAGTTTCTTTTTTACCTGTTGCGCCACGCGTACCGATAACTTTCGATAATATCCTATCATACTTTTTAATCAATTTTAATGCAGTAGGCATATCAGCAGCAAATATTTGATCAACTAAGTCACCGATATAAATTCTTTCGTGTACTTCGCTAACTAGCATAGCAGGACAGCTTTGTTTATTTTCATAAACTTGGTTTGCTCGTAATACAGCATTCAAGTGGGCATAAACATTATGCCCCATTTGAATTGCATAAGAAAAAGAATCCCAGCTAGTGCTATTTTCTTTTCCTGCTTTATTTAAATCGCCTGGCGCGTATATACAAACATCTTTTATTTCACATTGGTCTATAACAGGACTAGATTCAAAAATAGGAAAAATGCCGTCTTGAATTACTGCATCTTTAAACAATCTTGTATCTTTTGCATATTTTTTATCGTCTGCAGACGATACCATTCGATAAACCCACTTCTTTCTATCTTCTAATTCAGTTCGAACATAAATTTGTCCGTTTGCTGTTGCTAAGAACGGAGATGCACAATCGAAACTAATAGTAAAGTTGGGATTATGATATTTTCTAACGGCTTTTTGAATATCAGTTAAAAAAACAGCCCATTCTAATTTAGAAGTACCAAGAAAATGCATCCAATCGTGCTGGCCTTGAATCATTAATCCGTCATCAATAATACGCCTAACCATTTTAATGGCTAATGTGGGAGAGCACATTAATTGGCCGCCTGCAGCCCACCCATTAAACGCTTTATCACCATATATTTTCGGATCGCAGAAATCTTTCATCTGTACATACCAATTTTCTGCTTGTGTATGGTTCTCGCCCTGAAGAACATTTAAGAACTTGCAATTACCATTGCGGTTTTTAATAAAGTATTCATTATTATATCGAGTGGCGTTAACTGCATCTTGATATGAAGATATGCCCGTTGCGAGCATGCTTGCAGGATCGCGGCAAGTCCATGCAGGAATATCAAGAATCATACCGTAATCCATTAACGAGTCCATCCATGTTAATACCTGCTCTCGTTTCTTTTGTGCAGAGTCAAGTAGCCCTTGATATGCCTTAGCATGATTAACAGCAGTAGTCTTCACATTACCTTGCTTAGTAAGAACAACATTGCCAGACTTATCTAAAATCGGTTTTTGCTCGATACCGAGTGCTGCCATTTTAGCCATCTTTTGTTTAACTTCAGTAGAAGTAGGAGCGCGCCACTCGCCGGCCCAAACACCCTTTCCTATTTGGAACCCACCGGAGTCGCCAATCACAATGGAAGTGTTTTTATTCCTGTTGCGAAACATATCTTCTGTTTGTTCTGGTTTATTTAAATCTAGTTTTGCATGGCCAGCCGAATAGAGGCTCCATTTATAATAAAAAAGACCTTTATCCGGATCTAAGTAGTTAAGACTTTCCACACCGTTAACAAATGACTTTGGTACTCGTGTATACGGGATATACTCACCAAATCGCTGTTTACCTATAAAAGTGGCGTAAAAGCTTGACGTTGCAGGTAAAAAAACAGCATATTTGCTGAGACCATTTTCGTCTAATTGTATTTCAGTTAAGTTAACTTCCATTATTTCTCCGGATATTTCCACTTTATTCACAACAAAATATGTTTTTAGTTGTTGACTTACGAGTTCATTTCAGTAACTGGGAAGTAAAATCGTCGTACGGAGTATTTTGTTGCGGATCCCCTGCCCATTCAAACCGAACATTATGCCGCCGGGTTACTGCCCATGCGCAGACAAACACGTAGTCGCTCAAAATATTTAATGCCCGTATATGCAGATCCATATTAGGATTAGTTTCTTTTAATTTGCAAGCTACTAATTCAGTATGGCGAATAATGCATCTGAGTTGCATTAACTTAGCGTTCTTTTTAGTAGTCCTAATAAAACCAGTTAATGGGTTTAGCCGCGGTGCTTCTGCCTTAATTACAGCTTCAAATTGAGCAGCTGACAAATTGATTAAATCTATGTATTTTTGGCTAGTAGGGGAATGATGATTTGCACCCAATGCAAACACTAAATCTTGAATCGAATACATATCTGCGGAATAGCTTTGTATCCAATCTAATAGACCAATATATTCGATATTTAAATCGGTTTTTGGAAATTGTTTATTGCCATTAAACCAAGTAGTGCCATTGTCACCGTATCCTGTTCTAACAACTGTTATTACTTTTTCGGGTTTGTTCATTTGGAATGCGCCGGGAGGATATAATTATAGGTAGTAATGCCGGAATCTACCGTAATTTGTAAGGCACCTGCGTCGGAAATATACATCGTGATATCTCCGTCTAAATTCAATAAACTTTGAATTCTGTTAATGGGCCAAGCTAGCGTATGCTTCAACGCGCCAGTAATATCACTTTGGAATACAAATTTTCCAGCATGTGTGGACGCATCACCAAAACTAAACACCAAGTTATTATCACTTGTTGATATTTGGAACACAGTTTCTTCTGTATGCGCAGCCGCTTGATATTTAAACCGAAGAATACTAGCAGCCGACGGTTTTAATTCGATGTTCCACTTTGCTCCTTTGAATTTTACGGAACGAAGTTTTTCGTTAACAACTTCATGATTCATAAATCGATAATCATTCTGGAAATCACCCGAAGCATTCTTAAAATGAATACCTACTGGGACTTCAGTACCATTCTTTTCTCGCGTAATTAAAGAAAGATCAGCAGAATCTCGATATTCTCCACACTTTAAATGGAGGTCTAGCTTATTAAGATTAGGCATACCGAAGACGCCGTCGAGTTCTGTAACAGGCTTATGTGTAGTAGCTGTCATAATAACAGACTTATCTTCGGCCATTGATTCAATCAATGTCTCTGTTGGCGACGCTGTGATTTTAATAAAAGGGAGGAATCCTAAATTGTGAGTGTGTGTTACTAAATCAAGTAAAAAGTCTTTCATACAAATGCTCCAAGTTAATGTACAGTATAATTTAATTTATTTTGAATGTCAAATACTACTTTCTACCGTTATATAATAGAAAGTAGTATTAATTATTTAGGAAAATTCGAATAGAGATTCAAATTCGTTATTTTTCACAGTAGACGCCAAGTCCCAAGATAATACACCAATTAGATTATCCAATTTTTTATGAATAATTGCGTTTTCCATTTCGTCGTGTGCAAACGGCAATCCTTTAAACCACGCAGGTAGCCGTAACTCGTCTGTTGGGTATGCTACACTAGTAAATCCTAAAGGATTATGTTTCAATTTACAAACGATTACTTTTGTTCCGTCTGTAATAGTAGAAGAATATTTGTCGTCGAATAATCGTTTAAGTGTATTCCAATTAATCGATGCTCTTACATGCCCGGGCATTGTAGATTTACCTACCAATGCTTCTTTATCTTGGTATTTAGTAATGTTATTAGCTCTCTTTGGGGATCCTTTCTCCCAACCCGGCCGTTCTTTAAATTCTTTTTTGAATTGATTAATATGCTCTAATATCTCAGTTTCTTCGTGCCCTGTTAAAACCATCTCCAATACTTCACTCAAGAAATGTTGAATCACTTCTGGGGTATCGGATCTTCTAAGGTCCAGCCCCATTGCTTTAATTTTTCCTGGCTTGCCGTTTACATCGGTGCGTTTGCCGTCTTTATCGAAATATAAAATAGCATATCGTTTTTTAGTAATAAACAATGCTTTAGAACCCACTAATTCTCTGCCCGCCCTAATTACTTGTCCTCGAGATAACGGGCAATGAAACGTATTTAACATAAAGTCGGGGAAGCTGTCATTTGTTTCAGAACCAATCTGATCATATAAATTGATTACATTTTCTCTGGACCAATTAATTCGTTTAGCATCTATGTCGGTTTTTAAAGTTTGATACGCAGAAAAATAAATGGAATCTGTGTTATGTACTAAAATATCATTTGCGAAAAAGAAAGGATCTTGTTCGTCTATGCTTATATCATAAACATAATCATCTACATCGCCTAAACACTCTATACTTTTTATTGTTGTTCTTTCAATATCCATTGTACCACCTTTTCAATAGTAAACTTTTTGTCTAACATAAAGTCTTGTTCCCACACCGTAAGTGCTGAGAATCCTAAATCTGTTACTGTTTTTATTTTTAACATATCTCTATGTTGTATATCTTTTGCACAACTGCCGCGAATAATTGCAGTATCTGTGTAAATTTTAGGATTTGCGTGCCAATAATCGCCATTAAATTCTATTATACAATTTTTATGTTTTATATCATAAATTACATACGTGTTTAATAACGGCGACCATTTTCCGAATGGTTTGTTAAAGCTGGTGTGTTCTAATTCACCTATGCATTGAATTACTAAGTCAGTAAATTCTTTTTCCATCTTACTAGAATGAGACGTATTTTGCCGGGTTATAATTAGTTGGGCTGCTTCTTCTTCGGTAATTGCAAGATGCGCCGCTAACAATGCAGGGTTGTGTGGTATTGATTTTTTATGATTAACTTCTAAGTATTTTTGAACCCCAATGTTATTTCCGTATTTTTTTATAAAATATTCTTTTGTATTTGTGTACCCTTGACGCAAACAATACTTTTCCCATTTTTCGGCGCCAGCAACTTCTCCGTGGCGCGCTATCATTTTTTCTAGTGTCTGCGACCTTGATGAGTTATAACTATCGAACTGCTCTTTGCTCCATCCGTATTTTTCTTTTTTATAATCAAAAGAATTTGTTATTGCTTGTTTTTCTGTGTATTGCCGCCACCGATCGTTACCGTCAGTGTCCCCGTATTTTTTTATAAAATTTTCTAAAGTTACTGCCTTGGCCTTTGCTGATTCCGCGGATATAATTTGTGCGCCAGGGTACGCCAATTTATATTCTCTCCCATTATTAAATCTTCCGGTACATTTATATTTGAAGTGTGTCCATTGGAGCAGCGGGCTTTCAAATCCGCATTCTAAACATTTAACCATATACTGATACTCCTATCCTTATAGTATTTATGTATTTAAGCAAATTATAAGGTCAGTATCTTTAATCTCTAGCGGAGTCACTTCTAGCAGGAACCCGGCTCGATCAACCATTACGCTATGATCTTCAGTAACTGTCACAGATTTATCATTTTGCAATGTAATTTTATACAACTTCTTTTTAGTTTTGTGCCTCATAACATACGAAATTGTAGACATAACAGGGGAATCTTCAAAAGCATTAAACCCAACTACTTTAGCAAAAGATTGTACTCCGTATTCTTTTCCGTATTCTATCACATGTTGGCAGCATTGTTCATAGAGCTCTTTAATTGGTATCTGCCCTCCGTCAGTTCTTATCATAGTGTCGCCAGTAACACTGTCGTTATATTTGACTGATTCCCCTTTATAATCATAAAAGCCTGTTATAATCTCATTAACTTTAGCGGACATGTGCTTAACTACCTGTCTGCCAGTAAGAGTAACTGATTGCCCTAACCGTTTGTCAAAGAATCTAGAACCTGCATTGAGTAGCGCGCCGTAAAGGGAATTTAACTGTATCTTGGTAACCTGTTGGCGTTTATCCCAGTGTTCTTCTGCAACTTTATCTTTCTTTTCAATTGCTTCTTGTAAGTTCTTTTGATATGTTTGCCTATCAGAATACCACTTAGTTAATATTCCCGGAATAACTCCTTCCTTGGAATAAGTAAAAATAGTGCCGTTAGCAGAAAGCATATACGGTTGATTCGAGTTATAAATTAGTTCGTGTATTTCTGCACCTGAAAGGGTATCGGTTGTACCATTCTCCCAGTCTACAGTAATCATTTTACCTTTGTCTTTTTCAAGAACAGCAGTAAATTCTAACGATCCAAACAATCCTTCCCATGCGGTTGCAAAGCTTGTACCATTTTCTATTTTATTTTGGATAAAGTTTTCGGTATCGGTTTGTCTAAGTTGTCCTACTATTGTTTCGGGACTCATATTCATTGCACGGATAACCGACGGATATAGACTCTTAACATCAAGTAATCCCACCCAATCGTGTAATCCTTTTTTTGGATAAGCTACATACGCGCCTGCTGCTTGTGTATCTAAATCTTTAGTACGAACACGATCTTTGATACAAAAACCTAGTTTATGAGCTTCGTTGATTATTGCTTGGTCTGTAGCAGAAACAACGCCCATTGTGGTTGGAATTAATACTCCAATTTCGTGAGCAACCTCGTTAGCAATATCAATAAATTTAAGTTTATTATCAAGTTTATTTAGAAGTGCGCAGTCTTGTCGGTTGTATTCGACAAATTTAGCAAAATCATCGTGATACAGTTGATCTAGTGTACCTTCATAAACAGTTTTTCGTTCATGCAGTTCATATTCTGCAATAGCATCCAATTTATACGAGTGCCGTTCTTCGTAAGTATATTTGCGATACAACTCCAGACTATCTATATGCATTCTTCCTACTAAGTCGTAAGTAAATGCAGTTCTTCCGTACTTTTCATATTCGCGTTTCTTAGGGAATTGGTCGAATAGACATAACTTCTTAGTATATTCCTTGGATAAAATCCGAGTAATCCTATTCACAACATACGGAATATCAAATCCTTCTCCGTTCCAAGCAGAAAGTACATCAACATCTTCGATTAAATCTAGAAATGTCAATAACATTTCTTTCTCAGATGTAAAAAGATATGTATTTGGAATATCTTTTATCAATTCAGCAGCAGCTTCCTCAGTTAATGAGGACGGAATCAATGCCAAACAAATTAATGCATCGGACCATTGCAGATGAACAGATATTGCAGTAATGGGGAGGAATGCTTCTTGAGAAGCAGCATAGCCAGGTCCTGCTTCTATATAACGGCATGTGTTAGCTTGCACCCACTTTTTATCGATATGATCGTAAACTTTATATCGTTCTCTATGAGGAAGTAATCCTAATTCTCGTACAGTAATATCTTTGTCTGGCGGTGTAATTCTAAGTTTGAAGCCCGACGGAAACGCATACGGTTGGAAATCGGTTTCAATGTCAAAGAAACAGACATTAAGTTTCGGGGTTGGGAGGTTTGCGTAATATTCCGATAAGCAAGTAAAAATAGGATTTAAATCAGTTTCGAATAACTGCTTAGTAGCGTATGCAGAACGCGCCATTTTAAAATCTTTTAAGTTTTTGCAAGTAACCTTTCTTACAGCATCTCCATAAATTGATTTATGTTTGCCGTTATGATCTTCTACATAAAAGGAATATTGCACAGGGTGGGTATTAAAAACACGATTACCATCTTTATCTCTGCCTACTACATGAATAATATCCGTGGTTTTATTGTGCCAGCAATTAACGTAATTCATTCTTCTCTCCGCGTGACCTTTGCGGCGGCCACATACCACTCTTTGTGAACCTTTAATTCGTCAGGTATTGTCAGGCAATACCGTCGAATCGTCAGATTCGTTTAGTAATATCTAGTATAGCTTCAATTTCCTCCCAATCTGAATTATGAGAATCCCAATCACCTTTATGTGCTATTCTAATAGCCTTATTAATAATTGACGGTTTAATTTGGAGTTCTTCAGCCACTGCTTTTACAGTATCTCTAAGTCCGTCTTGAAGATCTTGCACTTCTCTTAGAACAGTAGAGCCCTCAGTAATTAGTCTTTCTAACTTCTTTTTTTCTTCTTCGCCATAAGCACGACTAGTCATCGTTTACTGTCTCCTAAATGAATATTTTAAGGCATAACAACTGTTATGTCTATTTATTGTTTGTTTTTGTAGGAAGTAACCCGTTTAAACAGGTTATATTTGATTAGTTAAGCCATGCAGCAGGAGTCCACTCAACAGCAGGAATATCATTCACAAACATATCGAGTTTTTCCATAGCATTTCTTACTTGTGCAGTCTTACCAGCAGAAGATGCAGCAGCTTGATCTATTGCAATTCTAGCATCATTTACTAGTTTTTGAATTTCAGGACTAACGGTTTGCTTTGAAACGGGCTGTGTTGCACTAGATGCAGGTTGTGGGCTTGTTCCAGTAACCGGTGCGGTAGGTGCGCCGCTTCCGCCTTGTTGTGGGCTTGTGCTTGTAGCCGATTGCGTGCCGGTGCCTAATTTAGAAGTAACGGTGTCTTTGTATTTAACAGCCGCGGTAATAATTCCCGCACCGATTAATGCCTTTTTCCAACTAGAATCTTGTATTAAAGTTCTCAATAAAGATAGTCGTGAGATTGGAGGCACTGGAGGCACGGGCGGCCGGGGCGGCGGAGTTGGCGCGGGAGGCAATTGGGCTCGAGTTACACCTCTTAATGCTGCAGGATCGGTGCCTGCTATTCTGTTATTTTGCGTATCAATCCAATGATTGCCATTCCATTTATAATCTATTGAATCGGTGCCTCTTCTTATCTCGCCAACCACCGGAGGGGGTAGTGGCCCGCGAGAAAACAATGATTTAATTTTTCTGCCCGCAGTTCTAAGAGTGCCTGCTCCAACTTCGTTTAGCACTTCTTTTGATTCAATGTTTCGCAATCTACTTTGCAATAAAGACATCGATTCGGTTAGTGTAGGTTGATTATTCATATGTTAGCTTTATACTTCTGCAATCGGCAATTTAACACCGGAATTTATAAACTCTTGTTTTAACGCAGCAACCAATTCCTCAGTTTTAGCAGTCGGGGGCAGATGCACGTTGTTTGCTGCAAGGAATTGTCGCACAGCTTCGTCTACAACAGGTATAGATCCTGTAATTGGTACATTGGCTGCAGGTTTACCCGATGGCATTTTAATCGGTGTAGTATCTGTTGCTGTTTGTTTGGGCAAGTCTTTTAAATTTGGGGTTGGGTTATTTGTAATTGGTTTAGGTTCGTTGGTTTTTAATGGTGCAGTTGTTACGGAATTATCTGTCGGTAGTGCTAATGCTTGAATTGTTTCTGGTTGTTTTGCATCTCTATATGCATAATCAACTACTGCTCCTACAATTTCTGAAACATCGTCTCCTGCGGCATAATCAGCAGCAAAGCCCCCGGCAATAAATCCAGGCAGGGCACCGATACCACCCCCCAATGCACCGCCAATAATTCCGCCAAACACGCCCCCAACCCAAAACACACCATATTCGGCGACTAATTTAGCTATTATTTTAGTAACTTCTTGCTTGTATTGCTGTTTTGTTAATGTTTTTGGTAATTCTTCTATTTGCGTCCAGCCGGCATATACTCCCATTGCTATTCCAACAGAAGGACCTAACATCTTTTTGCCGCCCCGCTTAATCTTATCCCACATTCCGGGTTCGTCGGCTTCGTTAATGTCATATCCAAAACTTTCTATTAATTGGTTTGCAATATTGAATTCAAACGACTCATTTGGGTTGTTACGGATGGCGGCTTGCAGTTTATTATAAATATTATTCAGCCTAGTAACATGCCTATCCATTTCAGATGAGTTATCAGTTCCTGCTTGCCGTGTCGGCTTACCTTTATTAGGTGCACGACCGAGTATATACGGGTCAGTCAAATCCGGTTTCCCACCACCACGAGTCATCCATCGTTGATCCTCTGGACTTAATGATTGATAAATTCGGGATTGGTCGGGGTCATCCTCGTATGGGTTAGATATTTCGTCTAATTTAGAAATGAGTTGTTTAAAATTCATACTATTGTTCCGGTGGCGGTGGCAATGCTTTTTGCTCGCCGACAATAGCGTCATATTGATCCATTGTTAAAACATCGTGTTCCTTAGAGAATTCAATTAGTTTATCTGCAACATTATGTAGATCCATATCTGTTTCTGCATCTTCTTTTGCATATTCTAATAAACGAATTAATAATGGAACATCTACCCGAACTGTATCAATAGAATCGTTCACTTCTGCTGATTGAGAATAGTTATCATCTTCTCGTAATTTAATTCGATTGACAATAGCTTTAGCATGTTCGTGTGTTTTAGCTAACTTATTCTGTTTAACAACAGCATTTTCGTTTTCTATTAGTTTTATATACTTCTTAGTGATACTATTTTTTGGTTTTGCAGCAATATCTGCATTTTGATATTGCTGCATAGCCATTCTAACGGACAAACTAGTACCTTCGTGTAACTGACTATTCTTTTTAGCGGGTTTATCACAAGAATCTATTACTTGCAGTAGTTTCTTCAAGTCCATGTTACATTCCAGAAAGGAATCGCATCTCGTCTAATGAAAATTCCTTGGGCGGTAACTTATCGGTAAACTGCTCAGGCGGCACTACGGCTTTTTCCAAGCCGCCATCTCCCATTACAGGACCTAATCCGTCATTTAGGCGATTTAGTAATGCCTGTATTCGACGTTCTATTTGATCTAAGTGTGCAGTACCTTGATATTTTTGCTTCATATTTAAAAGCTTTGCCATCTGGTCAACAGATTGTGCCCACTCCTCGGGTGTTTTATCGGCGCCAAATGCTTCGCCCATACCAGAGTCAGCAGGATCAGCAGGTACAGCAGTATCGCCTGCTGGATTATATGTCGGATAATCGGTATTTTCCTTGATAGCCTTTTGTTTTGCTTTGTTCCAAATAGCCGATCCTGCTACTGACTTTGGGTCTTTCTTAGGTGCGGTTTTTGATGTTACTGGGGTTTTTGCTAATGCAGTTCTTGCAACGCCTGTCTTCTTTGCTAACGTGTCTTTTGCAGTAGTTAGCTTCTTTGGAGTTGCAGGTTTCTTTGGCAGTACCTTTGTTGCATTCTCATCTAAATCGTCTTTTTTATCTTTAGTATCGGCCTTAGCTGCGGGCTTTTCTTTAGTGATTTTATCTGCTTGGGCGATTTTAATCTTAGCTAACTTCTCTTTAGCCTCCGTTAGCTTATTTTTGAGTTCTAGCTTTTGGGATTCGTTATACATATCGGAATCTTCAATACGTTTACCGTATTCTGAGAACTTCATCTCGTATTCAAGGTAATGATATACACTAGCGATATAATCCGCCGCTTTTGTGATTTTTGCTTGTACCCAACCTTCTAATTGGTCTTCATCGTTAATCTTTTCGTATAACTTATAGCTATACTTAGCCAATTTAAATAGATCAGCCTTTGCCATAGCACCTTCGTCGTCCCGAATTTCGTTATCTAACCCAACATCATCCACTGATACATCAGGCGCTTTTTCGTCAAAATCGAAATCAAAATTTTCAAACTCATTAAACATGGTTTACTCCATCCTATATCGTGTATTTACCGTTTTTTACGGTAAAACTACAAAGTTTTTACTTGCGTTTAGCAGGCCCACCAAAAATACTAGTGCCTTTTAAATCAATTCCGTTTTTTGCAACACCGGCCTTTGTTTTTGGTTGAACTACTTTTGGTTGCGGTGGTGATTTGGTACCAGATTGCCCAGGAGCACCAGTATAGCTCTTATTTCTTCGTGCAGCACCGGGCGAAATATGCGGATTTGGTATGGAAGCAATGTTAGCAGAGCTAGTTGCGCCTGCTGTAGCAGTTTCTTTAATGGGATTGCCCGGAACCGCAGTGTTTACTACTGGTTTTTTGCGAGTCATCGCTCCGGGTGTTGCTACTGTTAGTCCTGGAGCACGTAATCTGTACTTTTCATTAATATTTTCTACACGAGAGTCAAAAACTAAGTTATAGAATTGTTTATTACCGAGTCTATTTGCTTCTTTAATATAATACCGGCCGTGTTCTATTAAACCAGCTGCTAATGCATCGGGTCCAGACATTGAAAATGCATATAATGGGTTTGCAGCACTTGCAAACCTGTCTCTAATAGGTTTAAGTCCGGGTTCTGGGCCAAACGATAATATAAGTTTTGGTCCTTCAACAATATATGCAAATGTACTTTCAGGATTAGTCACTAACTCAGTAGCAAATTCTACGTTAAAGTTAATTTGCGAAGGTCGATTACCGGAAACTTTTGCGTACTCTTCCTCTTGGGCTGCTTTTTCTAGTTGTTGTTTCTCTAAGTGCTGATCCACTGCTAAACGAATATTAGCAGTTGCTTCTTTTCTAGTAGCACCGACTGCCTTAACTATAATTTTACCTTTTGGTGTAATTTTTTGTGCCCACGCATTTACTTGATTATTACTATCTGGGAACTTTTTGACAAAACAATCAAATTCGTTATACTTACCCAAGTCAATTTTCATCATGTTTTGTGGAACGCTGTCCGGCTTCCATGCAACTTCTTCGAGGTCGGAATCGATATCCTCTAATAATAGTTCTGATATTTTCATTTATTAAGTCTCCGAGTGGTTTCCAAACCATAGTTCGAACCACTCCGGGCAACCTGGCTTGATATTTTGTTCTTTTTGAATTTGGCTTTTGTTAGTTACCTTAATTACCGGTAATTGTTGATTTTTATAATCAGCTAACGCTTGTTCAGAACCCAATCCGCCTAATTGAGAAACACTTTTTAATTGATGTACAGGATCGTCGGGCGATAAGTAACAATCAGTTGGGTCTTCTTTGTGTAAGTCTGCCGTAGTAATTCTATATTGTTTCACTTCTCAGACTCCGTATTTGTTTTTATTTCGTTTTGCAACAGGACTTTTACTATTTGTGCTAGGCAATTCTTTACTGCCGGCAGTAGTACAACTTGACGATTTCACACCAAATGACTTTTCTGCACTCTTTCGAATTTCTTTATCTCCATCACTATAATCAATCATTACAAGTTTAGATCCGAGTGGTCCTTCTTGGGGAAGATTAGAGGCAGGGCTGCGAGCAAGTGCTACACCAAATCGATAAGACAAATACGGATGATTATTATTATCTAAGTGGGAGTATGAATGCATACCAGGTGTCGCATCTTTTACGCTATTTTTTAATTGCGTTTTAGCTTCTGATAAAGAAACTTCTAATTCAAGAAATTTGTCTTTTAAAGATGGATTTGAAGAGATGTCTTCTTGTGCTTTTGCTCTTAGTCTTTCAAAGAACTCGCCTTGTAATCGGGTTTCTAGTGCTTGTTCTAATAAAAATACACCTAGATGAATAGTATCGGGATTATTCATCCATTTTTCAAATTGTTTATGTTTTGGAGAGTGGAAACCAACTTTATCAACAAACTTAAACATTTCGGCGAAGCCAATGTTGGTTGCGTACACTGCTTCCAATAAAGAAAACTTTTTAGTTATTACTTTTTTTGTTTCTTTTATTGAAGGTATTGAATTTGGTGGTTTTTCTTCTTCTTGATAGTGTTCTAAAATATCAGCTTTTAACTGCTTGCATACTTTAACTAATATTTTAGTATCTAATTCGTCAGGCAATTCTTTTATTGGGTATTCTCTTGTGTATTCATTGTAGCTATTAATTACTGCTGATTTAAAGATTGCAGAATTAAAACTTTTTTTACTTTTTAACGCAGCAACACATTTAACTACAACCGGATATAATTGATTACGATAAACTTTGTCGTTGTTATTCATGAAATAAACAAGATCATCAACTAAATCATAGTTTATTTCGTTCCCATCGTCTTTTCCCTCAATATAATCGGTATCGATAAAATGATTTTCGCGTAATAATTCTATAAGGTTCATATTTAATCCGTGAAGTAACGAACTTGCAAGTCAGCAGTTTAAGTATTTACCTGTTTATAAAAATCTTGCAAGTTCGTTACATCCGAATTAGTTGATAATAGTATTGATTTTTTTAATAGACTCGCCTAGTTGTAATTTTACCAATAAAAGTGTTTTTTCGTCTGAAACATAAAAGTATTTGCCATAAGTCAAATGCGGGTAATTTAATTGAAGAATGCTGCTTTCGGTCATTCTAATATTTTTATTATTCTTAGCCCAGTTAACAAATGTTTCGTTATTTGATTTCAAAGATTTCAAAGTTACTTTATAACCGAATGGTACATTTGGCATTCTAATGGTGTCGGGCGATAGTGTTATTCCGTCTTCTGGTTTATGTATTTCTCTTACTCGATTTTTACACAAATCCATTAATTCTAAAATATCATCGTATGAATTAGTATAAACCGACACATATCGTTCAACCCGCAAATCTATATCTTTAAATCCTTTCAAACAACGGAGGAATTTTAATGCAAATTCTTTATCAGCTGCGGTATTAATATGATTATATTTCCAAATACTTAATTGGAGCGGCTTAGGATTGTATACGGTGGTGGCTAATAACCGTTCTATTGAATCGAAATCTGGCTTTTTGTTAACCTTTGAACGAAATATTCTAGAGCCAGGACAATCGATTACAATTTTAAATTGATATTGATTCTTGTACAGTCGTCTCATCGGAAAAAATTTCATGTGGTACCTTATTAAGTTGTGGTTTAATTCTTTTAGCCTTTCCGACTAATATTAGTTTATTGTTAGATGCATCGGTAGTAATATTCAACACCCCTCCATTTTTAAGATTGCCGTAGAGGAGCATTTTAGCCAATTCACGCTTAATTTCCTTGTCAATAACGCGGCCCAACGGCCTTGCTCCCATTTTAGGATCAAATCCTTTTTCTAAAAGCCAGTTAGTTGCTTCGTTGGTAAGTTTGATAGTAACACCTTTACTCTTTACTTGCCCTCTTAGTTCATTAATAAATTTTTCAGTAATAAGTTTCATTGTATCAACATCGAGCTTGTTAAACTGAATAATGCCGTCTAATCTATTTCTAAACTCTGGCGGGAAAAATTGTTTTAATTCAGTATCTTCGTAAGTAGCTTCGAAGTTAGTAAATCCGATATGATTCTTTTCAGAAGCTTGCGCGCCTGCATTAGTTGTAAGAATAATAATAAGATTTCGGCAATCTGCTTTCTTGCCATTCGATCCAGTGATTGACCCAGTATCCATCATTTGCAGCAAAATGGTTGATACATCCGGATGACTTTTTTCAATTTCGTCTAGTAGCAAAACTGCATTAGGATGTTCTTGAATTTGTGTAATCAGTACTCCGGCATTATCATCGAATCCAATATATCCGGGCGGACTACCTAATAATTTACTAATACTGTGTTTTTCTTGGTATTCCGACATATCTAACCTAATTAGTTCGACGCCAAGATGTTTAGCTAATGTTTTTGCAAGGATTGACTTTCCAGTACCTGTTTGGCCGGAAAATACAAAACTACCAACTGGTTTATGTTCTGGTTTTAATCCTGCTTGTGATATAGTAATAATGTTAACCAATTCGTCGATAGCAGTTGCTTGTCCGAATACTTCCGATTCTAACTTCTCCTTCAATGTTTCAATTTTATTATCTTGAGTCTCCATAATTTGCTCTTTGGGCAAATTGACCATTTTTGACAGTTCGTATTGGATATCTTCTTCTTCTATCACACGATGTTCTGTTGTTTTTAAATTAAACCTAGAACATGCGCAATCGATTAAATCGATTGCTTTATCGGGTAATTTTTTATCAGCTTGATACTTTACAGAAAGATCGATTGCTGCTTGCAGTGCAGCAACTTTAATTTTAACTTTATGAAATTGTTCGTAGTACTTCTTAATACCTTTAAGTATTTCCAATGTCATTTCGGGGGACGGTTCATTTATTGTAACACGCTGGAATCTCCGCATTAATGCACGGTCTTTTTCGAAGTGTTTACGATATTCTTCCCATGTAGTAGACGCGATTACTTTGATATTGCCTTTACTCAATGCAGGCTTCATCATATTCGCTAGGTCGTTTGATGAGTTGCTGCCCGCACCTGCTCCGCTCATCATATGAGCTTCGTCTATTGCTAATATCGTTTTCCCTTGCTTTTGTAATGCAGCCAATACCGCTTTAAATCGTTCTTCAAATTCACCTCGGTATTTGGATCCTGCTAATAATGCAGATATATCTAAATTGTATACAGTATAATTTGTTAAAAATTCAGGTACCAGTTTATTAACAATATTATAAGCAAGCCCTTCTAAAATTGAAGATTTGCCTGTACCTGGGTCGCCAACTAAAATAATAGAATTTTTAGTTCGTCTGCCCATAACTAATGCCACAGCAGTGAGTTCTTCTTCTCTGCCAATAACAGGATCAATTTTTTTGTCTTTAGCTAATTGGTTTAAGTTTGTAGTAAACGCCATTAATGCTTTTGAACTTCGGGCATCTACTTGGTTATTATCAGTATCGCCCGTATCATTATTTGTAATACCTTCAATATAATCGTTAAATTTTGCCTTATCGATATTTGCGGGAGAGATATAATAATGAGCCCAAGTTTTTGTTTCGCTCATGATAGACAATAATACATCCAATGTTTCAATTTCTTGTCGGCCATTGAATAGTACTCGAGTAAATGCTCGATTTAGTACCCTAGCAACTGCTTGGGTTTTTTTAGGCTTAACTACTTCGGTTACTGTGATTTCACTACATTGCGTTTTTAAATAATTAAGTACCGTGTCACTTAATTCTTGGGGATTTATTCCAAATTCTTGTACAGAGTCAATCACAGTTGACTCTGTTAATGATGCAAATAACAAATGTTCTACGGTAACATATTCATGATGTAAGTTTTGTGCAGTATCGATTGCTTTATCAAAAACTGCCTGTACATTTTCACTGAGTTTAACCATTAATTTTTCCCTAAGTAGCTGTTAAGTTCTAGATTTAACGTTTGGAGCTTATCTAACATCGTTTTATCTGTAATTTGCGGAGTTTTAATTTTTACAACACACACCATTCTACCTATTTGATTATTGTGTGGGTTTTTAAACCCGTAGTTTGGCACTGCTAATTTTGTGCCTGTTTCCGCACCAGGGTGGACTTTTAACAAAATAGTTTTATTGGTTATAGTTTTAATTTCTTTACTAGTGCCGATAATTGCTTCTATTGGATTAATCGTTACTTCGGTGTATATGTCGTCATCGTGCCGAGCAAAATTTGTGTCAGGCAATACCAGAATTGTTAAATTAAGATTTCCTCTGGGGATATTTGGTATAGTGTCGTCACCAAGTCCATTGTATCTAACTGTTTCGCCGTGCGAAACTCCAGGAGGGATAGTAACATTGACAGTATGCTGTTTATTAAACAGTTGGAATGTTGCTTCTATTTCTTTTCCTAAATAAGAGTCGAGTAATGATATTTGGCACCTAATATTCACATCCCTATTACGTGGTGCTCGATTATTCTGCCGGCGAATATTTCCGAAGATATCGCCAAACGGGTTGTGGCCGTTAAATAAATCTTCGAAATTAATATTAGAAGTATTAAATTGTGAATAACCGCCAGCCCGCATTGCATCATATTGCGCTCGCTTATTAGAATCACTAAGTGTTTCGTAAGCATGGTTAACACTTTTAAATGTTGCTTCGTCGCCGCCCCTGTCAGGATGATGTTTCATTGCTGCGGACTTAAATGCTTTTTTAATTTCTTCTTGCGAAGCAGACGGTTGTACGCCTAATGTTTCGTAAAAATTATCCATATTTGTAAACCGTAGATTTTGAAAATGCAAAGTATGTTAAGTATATAAACATATGATATAACATACAAAGAAAAAAGTCAAGAGTAGTATTACTTGCCCGATACTGGGGTGCCTTCGTGTTTTTGGTGCAGTTTTATTGTTTTACACTGTTCAACTAATTGACCTTGTTTATTTTTTACTGTTTCACAAACTTGTTTTGTGGAAGATGCATTAGTTGGAGATTGTTTAGTATTAGTTGGCGGAGTGTTGCCAGTATCTTCTACACAGCCCGTCAAAAGCAGCATAGTTATTAATAGAATTTTCAAAGTTGAAGCCACTGATATTAATCCTCCTGCGTCGGTTCGTATTTTACATGTTTTCGTGGAGAGTCGCGTTGCTCGTCGTGATATGCTCTATAATCCGCGTCTTCGTCATCTTTATCTTTACTTAATGCTTTACCAATGAGGGCATTAGCAACCCATGCCCCCATGTAGCCAATAAAATACCATTCTGATAAGTTATCAGATATTATCAAATATACAAAACCCCAGGTACTAACAATCCATGCTCCGAACCTAGAAATTTTTCTTTCGTTTAATTTACCGTTAACTGCTATTAAATCTATTACTTCTATATCGTTTTTATTGTTTCTGTTTTGTGCCCATAAAAAAATGATTGTTCCTAGGACAAAAAAACCTAAAATAATATACATTATATCATTTGAGGTTAATAGTCCGTTGACGATTTTATCGAACATTATTTAACAGAATCGAATATTTTCTTTTGTTCTTTATGCCAGGCAATCCAAGCATCGACTTTTAAACTGCATTCATAGTATTTAGAATAGTTTATAGTAACTACATCTAATACTTCACTTAACTTTGTTGTTTTATTATCAGTTAATACCAATTCTCCGCACGGAGCAGTTAAACTAGGCGGAATATCTGGAAAATTTCTATTAACAGGGGCAGTTAGGCACCCACTTAATAGCATACACGGTAAAATGATTAAATATTTCATTTCTTTTTTGGTTTTTTTGCCGAAGAATTAAGAATATCAACTACTTCGGGTGAAATTGTACATTTAGCATCTATTTTTGAAGAAACGTTTCGTATTTGTGCCTGGAGAGACTGCCGCATTTCTGTAACAGACTGTAAAGCAGCCATAAATTCATGATCTATCCTAGAATTAGCCTCCTCGGCTTGTTTTTCCGATATTGCAATCTTTAATTCTAATTCTGCAATCGCTGCTTTATATTCAGCGTCTTTTGCAATGCCGCCTTCGTACCACACGCTAATAACAGTCAGTAAAATTCCTAAGAGTTGAATTGGTAAGTTATACGTCGAAATAAAAGGTACAAATGTTAGTACAATGCTAGCAATTATCAGCAAAATGCCAATAATTAACATTATATGAACTACAAAAGCAGGTAAAAAGTTTAAAATCCACATTTTAAGCAAGTATTTGTTTAATTTTTTGATACAATTCCAATCTAGAATTGAGTCCAATTGTGCCACCGTTAATTTTCTTTGTTAACCCGAGCATATCTCCCTTGTCAGCTAATGGATTTAAGTTATTTTCCTCCCAAAACCAAGCTGCTGCTTGTATTGCTCCTTCGTATGTGCCTAAATAAGCAGGTATTTCTTCTAATGGAGTATCGATTGATTGTGCAAACGCTTTATAATTATTTTTGCCTGTTATTTGTAAAATACCTCGCCCACGATATCGATATCCATCTCCGGATGCTTCATCACCATTACCCATTCTATTACTGTATACTTTATTAGCAATTTTTTCTGGTTTATGAGCATATCGATTTGCGTCTGCTAATGTAGGAAAATACTTAGGGAATACTTTTCTTAACGTTTCTGCCCGATAATTTAAATTTTCTGATAATACTGTGAAATTTATGCTTTCATGCGCAGTTTGCGCTAAAAATGCTGAGACCCGTGGTTTAGTATTGATCTCATAATCAGGTAATATTTTGATTAGCGCAATATACCATTTATCTACATTATTATTACCCGCTAAAATTTTTGATAAATCAGCAATGCTAAAATCGAAGTCAAATTCCGTAGTCATACTTTCTCCAATGCTACTGCATAATTATTTGTTTCAAAGATGTATGTATTATTAATTTTATTAATATTATACGGACCAATATATTTGGTTAGATATAGTACATCAGCTATATCTTTATGTTCTAACATAATAGGTCCTTTAATTTTACTGTATACTTCTTTTGATGTGCCGCTTGTAATTATATTAAACATTATTGGTGATTTATTACCGTTTCTAAATATAATAGACTCGTCTAATAGTGTAATATCATCGACAAAGCTATTATCAAAGAAATTAATAAAATTTTCTAATACATTACGATTAGTAGCATCTTCATATTGGTTTTTATCTAAAGGAACTACTTTTATTAAATTTTCCTTAGTGGCTGCATGGCTTTTAAAATTTTTGAAGTATCTAAACCGCATATCTTCGATACCTGTTAGTTGTTCAATACCTTTTAGTAGTTTTAAGATATAATCAACTGCATGACGATTTCGTTCAAGCTCGACAAATACAATATAATCACCGTCATCTGTTTCCCCGGCACTAACATCGGCATCCAATACAAAATCATACCCCATTTCTATAAAGTTTTCTAGATCCTTAGCAGGATCTTCGTATTGAACTATAAAGTTCAGCACCATAATATCTTCATCATCGCCAATTTTGCTCTTATAAGCATCTATGCCAAAAACTTTTTTGACTAAATTATTAAGATCGTTTGCTCGTAAGTTTTCTACAATTTTTGTCATTTACATCATTCCTGGAACTGGTGTGGGCGGCATGCCTCCTGCAACGGGCGCGCCGGTTGGAGAAGGTGGCATTCCTGGTACAGGCGGCGTGGGTGGTACTGGTGCATTTCCAGGAGCCGCGATATTATCAACAGGTGTACCCAACGATTCTTCGTTGTCATTGCGTAATTTGTCCATATAGCCTTTATACATATCAAATGCCAACTTTTTAGGCATCATAATATTAACAAGCCAAATTGGCTTACGTTCTAATTTTCCTTTTTTAGTTCCTGGCCTAAAATCGTTTTCGGTTTTAATCGGAACTGGTTCTATCAGGTGTGATTGTTCGTACTTAACCTTGCAGCCGATATCTAGTAACCGTTCGGCACCTGTAGGGTCAGGCATTTTTAATTTTGGCCACATAAATGCTACAGATATCCAATGTCTGTCTACTTGCGGACCATATGCCAATTCACCGTCTTCCCAGTTATCATAAGCATAAATATCCATTTCATCTAATACTCGTTCGAAGTCTTTTAAAACAGCGAGATTAGAGTTGTTTTCGTATAAATCTTGTATATTTTCAATTACATCTAGAATGTCGTGCATAATTAATCCTGTTGAGCATTATGAGTATTTACCTGTTTCGACACGCTAGTCGTGGAAAAAGGTGAATGTATGCATTCACCTTTTAATTTGCTAGTTCAAGTAACTTAATTTTATCAAGCAAGCTGCCATATTTATTTCAGAATCTGCACAAATAACATGATCCACTAATGCTTGTTTAATGATAAGGGTTGCTTTATTTTGTTTCTCTTCGTCTCCAAATAAGGAAATATTATTGTAGAGCCATACATAGATATCTTGCATTTCTTCCGGGCGAGCAGTCCCGCAAATTAGTTTTCTTGCTTCGGTAATCTTGCCTGCCTTAAATAATTCAACCATTTTAATCTTATAATCGGCCGTAGTATTATCCGATGATTCTGGAACCATCAGTTTCTTATTAACGCTATTCAATTGTACATTATTAATACATTTGCGTAAATCTGGGTAAGTACCTTTAACAAAAGTATCGAGTGTATCTAAATCAAATTCGATATCTTCAGAAATCAATATCTGTGCTGTTCGTGCAGTAAATTCATTTAAATCTAATTTTTCTATATGAAACCCTTGACAACGAGAATGTATAGCAGGAATAACCCTATTAGGATAATTTGCTGTGAATATGAATCTAGTAGTAGCGTGATGCGCTTCCATAACTCCGCGCAGTGCCGCCTGAGCCGCAGTTGATAAAAAATCGCATTCGTCCAAAAAGATTACATTAAAATCACCAAACGGTATCAGTTGTGCAAAATTTACAATTTTATTACGGACATCATCAACCGAATTAGTTCTACTAGCATTTATTGCTAATACATCTAGGTTATTAATTTGTAATTCGTTAATTAATATTTGGGCAAGACAAGATTTTCCTGTTCCTTGAACACCCGAAAAAATACAATTCGGAATTGACTGTTGTGTAATCCATTCCATTATTTGAGCTTTTTGTTGTTCATCTTTAAAAACATACTCGTCGATTGTTTTGGGTCTGTATTTTTCAACCCAAAGATCTTTAATTGCCATGACGGCTCCTGATAATTGATTTATTGTTTAGAAAAAGTATTGAGGTCTTAAGACCTCAATACTTTTATAGGCTATTTAATTGTGAAAATAATTCTTTAATTCGGCTAGTGTGTTCGTCAAGTGTACCCGAGGAACAAATCGCCCAAGTTGTTGGGACTTTAAAACAGTTCTTAATATTTCGATTTCCTGTAGTAAACACTTGCATTTCTACCGAATAAGTAGAAGAAATTATTAATTTTCTACAACTTCCAGCCCGTTGGCGTTTCCATTCGTAACTAAGTAATTGGCAGCCAAGCCAACCATGTGATTGATAATAAACATTATCGACTACATATAATATACGATTAATCATATTAGAACCAACTAGTTACAAACAAGTATAGCACACCACCAATACTTTGTACATACAAGCTCACAGTTTCGTTAGTTCTTGGGCTAATTGACAAGTTATATCCGTCTGCCCATTTTAACGGTGCCGCGGAATCTACCGTTATGGTATTTGTTCCGTTAGTTGACGAAGTTAACAATAATAAGCATTCCCCGTATTGGCTAGCACCTAATGCATTTATTGAAATCGCGCCACCTGTGTATATCACATTGGCTGTATAAACATTGATACCAGTTAATGCAGGTGTAATTTCAACCCCGCCAACATTGCCAAGGTTAGTCACTAACCGTGTATATTGCGGCCCAACTACTCCTTGAATTCCTTGTAAGCCGATTGACCCTTGCGAGCCTAGTACTCCTTGAATTCCTTGCAAGCCAGAGGGCCCAGTTGTGCCGGTGTTGCCGGTTTGCCCAAAGAATCCTTGAAGTCCTTGCAAGCCCATTGCTGCATATTCTCCAGCAATGCCTTGTGCACCGGCTGGCCCAGTTTCTCCGAAGAATCCTTGAAGTCCTTGCAAGCCTATTGCTGCATATTCTCCAGCAATGCCTTGAGCACCCATTATGCCTTGCGCACCGTCTGCGCCCATTGCTGCATATTCTCCAGCAATGCCTTGTGCGCCGGCTGGCCCACGTTCACCAGGCAAGCCTTGCTGGCCAGTAGCACCTTGCAATCCAGTTTGAAAAAGCTGTAACTCTGAAATTTCAGTTTTAGCTGCGGAAAATGCTGTTTTAATTGATTGAAAATTACTTCTAAAACCAGCCGACGAGTTATCTCTGCCTTCTATTGGAAATGCTTCATCTATATCATCATAATTAATTTGGCTTGCCATGGTATTTCCTAAATTCTAATTTGGCTAGGGTGAACTTTCGATGATATTAGGATACTATTTGTATCAACTTTTCTAATAGTAATGTCGTTGTTATTTTCTTCTACCAGAATGCCTCGTGACCATCTGCCGTGTTCAATTAAAACCCAGTCATTAACCTCTAAATCTTTTTGCGCAGGACCAATTGCCCACACTCGCCCCCATCGAGGACGTATTCCTTCAGTTTTCCCGTCATCACTTCTTATAATAATACCAGATGCGGTAATTACTTCCCCGAAGTGCATATCAGCCACCAGAACAGTATCATTCAGCGGCTTGATTTTTCCTTTTATTGGTAACATTTGCTATATTCTCTCGGATAGGTTGGTTTGTAACATTATTAGCAGGTGCGGATGTTCTAACATTTGATTGGGCAGGAATAACATTCTTATCACGTGTTACTTCTTCTCGCTTTCTAATAATTCTACCACCAGGACCTAGCTCGTCGCCGCGAGCATTAACGCGGGCATTTCCAATAGCCACTGTCATTTCATTTTGATTTAAAAGCTTATTCATGTCAATCTCTTTGCCTTGCATTGACCTATGAATTGTATGTACTTCCATATTTTTTCTCCGTATTTGATATTTACCTGTTAAGGTGCTTACCGTAAAAATTCTCTATAATCAAGATTATATTTTAAGCTATTAATTTTGTGAACGCCGATTTTATATAAAACAAACGAACTAACGCTACTTCCTCGGCCAACTCCTATAATAATATTTCTTTTATTACAAGAATCTACAAAATACTTTAACCAGCGTAATAAGTCGATCATATTTCTTTTTTCGAATTCTACCAACTCTTGATTGGCTCTAATAATTTCATCTGGTGAGGTACATTGTTGTATAACCCATTTTCGTATATTAAATGATTTATATTCATCAGGAATAAACCAGTTATCTTGTCTTTCTTTATCAGACGAATATTGTAATATGTTTGTTTCATCGAATATGTCAAATTGAATATTCGATACTTGCACCAATCTTTGAATATCTTCCGATGAAACTACTGTCAGTTGATTTAACTCCACATTATTTTGATATAATGCATTAAATATATCCGCCTCTTCGAAGACAACCGTATTATATTCATTTGTATACATTTATGTATTTTAAATGACTAATGTAAAAATATCAAATATTAAGATATATGAATAAGATTATCGAGATCTTTGTTACGGCTATCAAATGATTTTTGTAGATCGATTTTACTTCGCTCATTTCGATGTTCCGTGTATGTTTGGAGTAATAATGCTATTTGCGACTTAACTCCTTGGTTGGTTGCCATAAAATACTTCGATGTGAGATCTGATATCTTAGCTTCCAATTGGGAGTCTTTAAGTTTTTCTAGATTTTCTATTAGAGGATGCATTTTAATTGATAGTAATTATATCGTTTTTAAATATAATATGGTCGTCTACAACATACCGATTAACAACAAAATCTAATTGATTAAATGTAAATTTAGTATCGGCCATATGTTTTTGTATATTTTTAACAATTTTAGTGCCACTTCCTGGCAAGCAATAGCATAATACCACGGAAGGAGTAAAACCCATTTCTTGTTTTGCTGTAAGTTGCGAGCTTCGCATCCAATACGGCAAATAGTTACGTTCAACATTTAATACTTCGTCGTTATTTCGCCAATCTCTAATTCTATTACGCCAATTAGTAATAGAATTAACGGAATATACAGTGGGTAGCGGATCTGATACTAAGTATTCTCCGTTATCTACACTTAAATAAACATTAGCTTTAACATTATTTCGACTTGCGTCATTTAATTCATCAAAATCTCTAGTCCAGTATATATCACAATCGTTGTCTGCAGAAATTGGAGAGGTCACCATTGATGATAGTTTAACTCTATCAGGTAATGCAATGTTATTATATTCTAAAGAATCTTTCATTATTAGATAAACAACTTCGTATATTCCTATAGCAGGATTTGTTTGCGGTAAAACTGCTCTAGCTACTTTAAGTTGGCCGAATGTAAATCTCTTTGTTCTATTACCAGCCCGCATTGCACTAATATACTTTATTACATTAGTTTTTTCAACGCCCGCTAACACTAACATATTAAGTTCTCGTTGAATACCGAATTGTTTATTATCTGGCTCGTATATATATTTTGGCGGGAAAATGTAATTGTTATTTATAAATTCATTCCATATATTTCGTTGTTCTTTAGATAACAGCGGTTTAGCTATAACATTTTTATATGCAATGTTAATTACCGTGAACACAAATTCTTTATTAGCCGATTCGAAATTATTAGGATCAATTGCTGTAACAGTAAATGTAAAGGTTGCATCTATATTAGTTGAGCTGTTGTCAAATGTAGTATTTCCTGAATCGAATTTAGTTATGCCTTCAGTATCATAATCATAAATTAAGTTTACTTCGCCGGAAATAATACCGTAAAGACTTAAATCTAAACCTGGAGGTAATTTGCCTGCTGCAATAGTATAAAAAACTAACCCGCTATTTGAAGTAGCAGTTAATATTTTAGTAACCGCCGTATTTGGCGTTAATATGCCTAAATCGGAATTAGTGATCCAAGATATCATTAATAAGTTTACTCCAGCAATTAACCGCGAATTACATAAAATGTAGCAGGGTCGGGTGTCGGTATAGCATCATATAGTGCTTGTGTTAATGAAATAATATTTGTAATTCTTGTTGCACCAGGCACCGAAGATATATCTGATACCACTTTTGTATCATTTAATATTTTACCTTGTGCTGCAGACAGTGCAGCTACAATGGACGTACTGTCAAGTGAATTAATTACCGATATGGTAACTCCTTGGATGCCTTGTGTACCTTGTATGCCCTGAACACCTTGCGAACCAACGCCAGCATTGCCAGTTCTGCCGGTGCTACCTTGGATTCCTTGCATGCCATCGGCACCCTGTATACCAATACTGCCAGTGTCTCCGGTTGTTCCTTGTGTTCCTTGAAGTCCTTGTGTTCCTTGGAAACTTCTACCTTGCGTGCCTTGATTTCCTTGTAAACCTTGAATGCCTTGGACTCCTTGCAATCCGATTACACCGGATGTGCCAATTAATCCTTGTAAGCCAATTAGTCCTTGTGTGCCGTCTATTCCTTGAATGCCTTGCCCTGCAAATAAGCCATCTATGCCTTGTAAGCCAATTAATCCTTGGAGTCCTTGGAGTCCAAGTTCTCCTTGGAGGCCAGTTTCGCCGGTATAGCCTTGTATTCCTTGTACGCCCTGTATGCCAGCTTGTCCGGTAGACCCGTCCAAACCTTGAAGTCCTTGAATACCTTGTCCTGCAAATAACCCATTAATACCTTGGGCACCGTCAAATCCCTGGACACCTTGCTCTCCTTGGAGTCCTTGTGTCCCTTGTCTTCCTTGGAGTCCTTGTGTCCCCTGCCTTCCTTGAATACCTTGAATACCTTGAATACCTTGAATACTTTGCGTTCCTTGCGTGCCTTGCGTTCCTTGCGTTCCTTGTAATCCTTGTCTGCCTTGCGTCCCTTGTAATCCTTGCCTACCTTGAACTCCAGTAAAGCCCTGAATACCTTGAATGCTTTGATTTCCTTGTACGCCCTGAACTCCTTGCGTACCTTGTGTTCCTTGCCTTCCTTGTACGCCCTGGCGACCTTGAATACCTTGTAACCCTTGTATGCCTTGAATACTTTGAACACCTTGAATTCCTTGTATACCTTGTATACCCTGTATACCTTGGTTGCCGCGAGCACCTTGCGCACCTTGTTTTCCTTGAATGCCTTGTACACCTTGATTACTTGATAACCCTTGCAAGCCTTGCAAGCCTTGTAGTCCGTACAAGCCTTGTAATCCTTGTATGCCTTGTATGCCTTGCAGTCCTTGTATGCCTTGTATGCTTTGTATGCCTTGGAATCCTAATAACCCCTGGAGACCTTGGATTCCAAATACACCTTGCAAGCCTTGCGGCCCGGGTATTAGATGAACCCCGTCAATTATGCCTTGCATTGATAAAAAATTATTATTAACCTTTTGGAATGCGGCGCGAACATTGTCGCCTGTGCCATCATTTGCATAATTGCCGATAAGAATAGGGTCTATTGTCATGGTATATCCTGAAATTCACTTATAGTATTTACCTGTTATTGGATAAAGCTAATTTTCTAATCAAAAAAATACCGCAAATGATTGCGGTATGTTATAATTAATTTGACCAGTGTTGAATAATTCCGGCAATAATAGTCAAGTTAGTAATTAAATATATTAGAATTATCATAGTTCGGACGATAGCAATTTTATCGGCTTCGGCATCATCCGAACTTGCTTTTTCACCAAGGGACTTGGCCCATATTCTCCAAATTTGTTTCATTCGCCTGTATATTTACAATGCGATTTTGCAGTTTCCCACAATTCTACTGATACAACAGTAGCAAAGTCTTTAATTTGCGATTGCACATATTGTTTAATATGTTTACAAATATTTTCAGAAGTAGGAACAAAATCAACCAATACAAACGAATCAACAAATTCATCCATTAGCGTATCTGCATCTAACGGTAATGCTCCGGAGCACAACTCTCCGAGATTTGTAAAATTTAACAACGGACCAGGAGCCCATTTCATCCCTGTAATTGTACGGAATAACGGATCGTTAACATCGATCATAAACTTATGATCTAGTACTTCGTCGACAAACTTTTTTACGAAGTTTAAGTTCTTAAAATCTGTAACCATTCCAGACTGATCTAATTTATCCGATCCAAGATGCACTTTAATCGTATAGCTGTGGCCGTGAAGATGTTTGCATTTTGTGTACGTATCGATACTAAGCTCTGGATTATTTAGTTGTTGTGCCCAAACACGATGCCCCATTTCAAAATTAAAACTTTTTGATATTGTCCACTTATAGTCGTTCATTTAACGCTCCTTAAAATATATATTTTATACGAAATAAAAAAGAAAAGCAAATTTATAAATAATGGTGTAGTTCGCGGAACACCCATTCCCAACTACCCTAACAATATGGAGCATTGCCAGCATGAATATTTATTATGTTTACGCATATTTACGAAACAAATCTTCCCAAATAGCAGAAATTGGAACGCCTTATTACATCGGCAAAGGTAAAAATAATAGAGCGTATCAGAAACACCGAACTGGTTCACGCGGCATTTCGCTTCCTTTAGACAAATCTAATATTGTAATATTAGAAAGAAATTTAACCGAAGTTGGTGCACTTGCATTAGAGCGCAGAATGATAAGATGGTATGGCCGGAAAGATTTAGGAACCGGTATATTGCTAAACTTAACAGACGGCGGAGACGGTGCTCCAAATGTTATAATTACAGAAAATAAAAGGTTAAAACTGCAAGCTGCGGCCCGCCACCGCCCGCCGTTATCAGCAGAAACCAGAGAAAAAATAGGTAGAAAACATGCTGGTATGAAAAAATTTTCAGAAGAGCAAAAAATTGAAATGTCATCTAATCGGGCATTATGCAGGTGGTGGAATAACGGTATAATTCAATTTTTTGTTCCGACTCCGCCCGATTCTTCTTTTATTCGAGGAAGACTGCCTTTTAATAACATAGGAGCTAAAATAGGTTCTGACATAAACAAAGAAAAAAGGTGGTGGACTAATGGAAGCACTCAGGTATTTTCTAAAGGCTGTCCTAACGAAGAATTTAGACCAGGACGAAAATAAAATTATACAATATCAAGCTCTGGGTTATTTAATTGCTGTGCCCACACCCGGTGGCCCATTTCGAAATTAAAACTTTTTGATATTGTCCACTTGTAATCCATAATTTTTAGCCTGTTTTTAATAGAATGATATTATCGTTCATTCTGCCTGTTGCTCGAATGTCGACTGTAGTAACGTCGTCTAGAAACTTACGTAGTGCTACTTTATTAGCTGCTTTAAACGCAGCAATCTGCACTACTGGTTGCCTTAATGTTTTACCGATGCTTCTAGTTTCATCAAATCCAATAATACTAGTTCCTTTGACTGACAATGTAGAATTATCTGATGTTACGTATTTAAACAATTTTCGAGTATTAGTATCGTATGCCCACAATTCTTTAGCACCAATAATATCAACAGGGTTGATACTTACTAGCTTGAGGAATTCATCTATTTTCTTGTATTTCAAAGAAGCCACTATTTTATCTTTAGGAACAACCTTGGAAATAGTCTTACGAACTGTTGGTTTACGAACAACTTTAGCTTCTTCAGTTAAGATTTTGCAAGCAGACATAATTTCTTGGTAGAAAGTAATCAACCCTCGAATTTGCTTTTTACTACGAGTATTATATCCTTCTCTTAACTGAGGATCGGCATTACTAGAAGCAAGTTCCAATAATTCAGTTAAAGGAGAAGTATAGAAATCTGTAATAATACGAGCATGCGCAGGTTTTACTTGCTTACCTTTCAAATAGTTTAGTACTTTGAACGCACTAAATAATTGTTCGTCGCCAGAAACCCAATAATCTTCAATCAATTCATCGATGTCTACCACCATATTTAGAGCAATGTCTTTAACTCGTTCTTGAATAGAAACTACAGGTTTAGAAACTGCTTTGGTTATTGGTGTAACTGGTTGTTGCGTATCGGTACTAACTTCGTCTACTAGTAGTAAGTCATTTTTCCCGTCTTGAATAGCTTGATTCACCATCTTAAGGAGCCATTCAGAGCAATCCTTACCGTTATTAAAGTCGTCTCGTTGGGGAGTCATTCCTTTAATTAAAGAAGAAGCAATAGCACCCATAGTAACAGAGCATCGCCAATCTTTAGTTTTCTTAAACTTAGCAATATCAGTTGATTCTGCACCGATATTAGTAAGCCACTTAATAACAATTGGCTTTAAGTCTTTACCGGAGTATTTAAGATTATAATAATTCAGTGCCTTATAGAAGTTAGAAGAAAACTCGTCTACCTCCCACATATCGCATCCGTCCCAAGACGGCGAGTTATCTACCTTAGACGATGCACGATGCTTATCGATTTGCTTTGCTGTGACCCGCGTCCGTGTTGCTACTTTTGCACGTAATGCCATGTTATGATGCCTTTAAAATAGACTGTATATACATTATACACGGTATCACATAACTAGTCAAGTCCAAAGTGCTCGTCTAATGTTAATTAACCGAATCAACATTTCGGTATCTTCATTATGATAATCTTGTTCGATTATATTAGTCTTATTTAATGCCGCAGCAGTTAGTTCTTGCTCTTCGGGGGTTTCGTCACCAATTCCTCCAAGAGAAAACCCCCTTTGGTCGCAAATAGCAGACCACCCGCTAGTATCGTGAGGATCTTCTCTTTCCGGACGAATTCTAGTCCACCAGTTATACAGCTCAAGAATCTCTTTCGCTTGAATTGCTTGGGGTGTTGGTTGTCCATAATTTGGATCATCTTTGTCCGCCCACTCGTCGTCCATTACCAAGCTAGAAGCCCACTTTAAATGGTCGACGCCTGCTTTTTCACATCTCCAAGTGCGCCACCTAAACCAGCCTGTTGCATACCAAGGAGTATTGTACTCTTTTTCGGCGGTCTCGGAAAAAACCACGGACATCCATGCTTGTTCAATTGTCACAAAGTTGACTAATTCGTCAAATAAACAATGTAGCATTCGTTCATCAAACTCGTGCCATTCTCCTTTTTTCAAGGAAAAAGAAGTTAGTGTGTGAGTTTTAGTAACAAATCTGTTATTAATCCAATATTTAACGGTATACAACCTATCTAATGGCCAATAAACAGTGTTTTGCAGCATATCCAAAAACTCTTCAGCAATCCAAAAGCGTAACGGGTGTGCCTTCTTTGCAACAGCATCCCATTCGCGCCAGCCTTTGCTTGTTTCTGCTTTAGGTTTAACTGTTCCGCGAATCCTATTAGCTAAGTCGGAATTACTCCAGTAATGAACTCTCATATTGGCCACCATTTATTGAATTTTAAATAATATAGATTATACAGTTTTTTGTGAAGCCAAATCGGCTTCTTAAATTTGAAGAAATTTTCTGATTTAAAATCATACGAAAAATGCGACCCTACGCATAATTCAAACAATTTCCACCGAAAAACCCATTTACATTTTTCGAAAAATGTTAATTGGTACAAATTGTACCCGTCCTCTTCGTATTCGGCAGTATATTTATACAACTTTCCGCGATATTCACATAAACCGCGTAACGGTTTATCGTAAAAATCCGAAATGAATAGTAGTTTCATGGTTTGCTATTGTTTAGTGGACCCGAAACCATTTTCTCCCCGAATAGTATTATTAGAAAACTCGTTTACTATAGAAAAATCAGCTTTTGCAGTATACAACAGCATTGCTTGGGCGATATATTCACCCGGTTCGATGACAATCGGTCCTAATGTTCTATTATAGACACAAGCTGTTAATTGACCTTGATAGTCGGAGTCTATCACGCCTGAACTATTCCCTAATACTACACCTTTTTTACAACCTTTACCTGACCTAGGAACCATTAACAAAACATAAGACGGGTCTTTAATCCAAATAGATAGTCCAGTTGATATAAATGCAGTATTAAACGGTGCAATGTAAACTGGTTGGTCCGTTGCTGCTAATAAATCAAATGCAGCAGACCCGTCTGTAGCATAAGTAGGTGATTCCCAAACTCCATTTAAAAAGTTAGGATGTAAAAGTTTTAATTCGACTGGTAATTTCATGATGTTCCTTATTGTAATTCAGTTTCTATTGCGTTAACTTCTTTATCATCGGTGCAAGGAACCACTTCTCCTTTTTCATTTAGGAAAATAGTTCCCCATACTTGATTATCTTCTCTAAATTCAACAAATACTCGTTTATATATACAAAACAGCCGAGCATACGCAACAATATCTTCTTTTTCTTCATTTGTTTGAGCTTCTACTGTTTCTTTTTTACAGCTTCGTTCGGTGCCGTTGAGAGTAAAGATAAAAAATATCAAAATTAACGAGTAGATAGTCATCATAACCAAAAAAGTAATATCAGACTTGTTCATCTAAGTAAATCCATAGTTAATTCTTGCCCATAAACATGAGCAACTGGTTTAATCCAGCCGTTTAGTAGAGCTTGCCGAATAATCGTATCATATTCTGGAGGACAACTATCTGATATTTGAAAGCCTGCTCGTGGACAAATAGTATTTCCGCTTCTTAATAGGAATTGCGGGTGATCTTGCTGAATAGTCCTGATATTACATAGTTTAGTTTTAATCATTACAGCTTTTCACCTGGTTGGAAGCCACGAAAACGAGAAAATCTCGGAAATCTAATACTATATGTGTTGTCTTGGTTTTGCGTTACAGCATCCCCATAGCACTCGATAATTTGCCCAATAAGGTCGCGCTTATGCTGCCAAAAATCAATACGATCATTGTCAGACAATCCACTGCCAACGTTAACTTGAATAAGTCTTCCTTCATCAATGCCCTTGCAAACCATTGCTCCAAGTCGTCCTGCATTCTTACCTGTGCCTTCTTCAACATCTATTATCTCCAAATCTACAGAAATTACTGGCTTTAGCTTTAGCCATGCTGTACTTCTTTTACATTCATACGGAGCAGTTGGATCTTTAATTAGCAATCCTTCGTATCCGTTGTCTAATGCTAGCTTGTTTATTTCCGTAAACTTAGTTTTACCGTCTTCAGTATCAAGATTTACTGTTTCTTGCCCTAACAGTTGGACATTAGGCAGTTGTTCTGATAGCGGAGTGTACCAATCTCTCAAATCATTAGAACGTTGTGTTTGTGATACTTCGTAAACACCACGTTTAAACTCAGTTAATGGAATCATGTCAAACAAGTGAAGTACTGCGTCGCTTGTTTCTACGTTTTCTTTTCGTCTAAGTTGTTTCATTAAATCCTGGAAAGAACTTGACATAATTTCGCCGTCGAATACCATTGGTTCTTTAATAGTATCACTAATCGTACGAAATTGCTCCGTAATCTTATTAAAGTTTACTAATTCTTTTCCATTACGAGAAAATTGCATAACATTATCAGGATACACAATAGTCAATACTCGTGTTCCGTCAAGCTTGGTTTCAATAATCTTTTCACCACTTAGCTTTGATTCGTGCTTTTTAGAATCAAACGCGAGTTGACATTCGAACACTGGAATAGTGTAGTTAGGATTGATATTCTTAACTACCTTATTTATAGTAACCTCGCTTAGTCCCGCCCGCAAGTCTTTAATAAGAATACGGCGATACCAATCGTTCCATTGTTCAATAGTTGATAGTTTCATTGAAACGTTAATTAAGTCGCGAGCAGCATTGCCCGTAACGTCCCTGTTACTTAGTGCTCGCAGTTCCTTTAAAAACAATGCCCAGTTATATCCAGGGCCGCTTGGTCCTTTATGGACTGGGATTTGCTTAACACCAAATGTTACTAACGAGTCTAATGCCAGTTTAAAACCGAGAAACAATTCGTTATTGTTTGCAATTGCTTCTCGTTCAATAATAGCCTCTTTAGCCAAACGAGAAGAAGTACTTTCTAGTTCTTGGATAACAGACCATGCTTGTTGCATTTTAAAATCTCGATTTAGTTTCAATTACAGCAGGACCATTTGAAATAAATGACCTACCTCCCATTTTACCTTCAAAGACTTTACCGTTCCATTGAAGGTTTAATCTCACTGCTTTTCCAAGGCTAACTGACAAAAAAGCTTTTTCCTTGAAAGAAAGTAAATCTGCGAGGACGCGTTTATTGTTGTCCTCGCAGACAACTTCACATGTGTCTGCTACATGCCTTGCCATCAAGAAGCAAATTCAACTTCTTCGATGCGATCCATACGGAAGCTACGCCAATCATTAACATCGACATCAAAAACAGTTACCACATCAGCATTGTTATTGGTGATTGGGGCAGGGATTACTTCCGGGTTCGTAGTACACTTCATTACCCGAGTAGACCCATTTACCTTCTTAAAAGTAACAGTGACTACACCAGCAACTAGTTGCTTAGTAAGCGTGTTCTTAAAATTCATAAATTCTACGTTATTCATCTTTTCAATCTTCATTTTTAATGCCCTTAGTTAAGTTTAAGTATATATTTTACTGCGTTTTAGGTTCTGCGTCAAACTTCAATAATCATATGTTCGTCCCATCCTGTATTTTCAGATTCAGTATAGTGATCTGATTGATATCCTCGGGGATTACACACAACCTTTGTTGTACCAACATCATATTGACATGCGGTATGCATGTGACCATGTGTCCATAGTACAATTTCTGGATAATCGAGTATAAATTCGCTTAATTCGGAACGATACCCTCCATTCATTATCGTTTGATCCGCATACATCGGCGGAACACTTTTACCGGTCGGTGCGTGATGACCAATTATTACTACTTTTTCTTTATTGGAATCGGCTCTTAATGTGTTAAGTTCTTTTTTGAAATAGGAAAGTGTGTCTCGATGCCGTATAGCAACATCTTCAGGCGTAACTACACGATAACCAGCTCCGTCGTGCCTGATAAGACGAAAATCATTCATCATATTCTTGATGGCATGCATTGTGATAGGATCGTGCTTATTCATGTTAGTCCACAACGTTGCTCCTATAAACGTAACATCGTTTATTTTCACTGTGTTATTTTCTAAAAAATGAATATTTGGATATTTTGCGTATTCTTCCCTAAGATAATCTAATCCAAGTACCCATTTACCGTTATAAAACTCATGGTTGCCTGCAATTGCGCAAACAAATTCAAACTCTTCAGAACACTGCTTTAAGAAGCGACGATAATCGCTTGCTCTTTGGTGCTTTGTTGGAACAGAATATGGGGAGTACAAGTTTTCACCGTTCGGATCAGAATCATGCAACTCTTGTGAGAGCATGATATCACCGGATAGAATTAATCCGTCGGCTTTTTGCGTATTTCTTATATCATAGAAAGAAAATTCTAGATGGACATCTGATACTAATGATAATTTCATTGGATTTTTTTACTAAAAAGTTAATGTAAAACTATTGTACGGCTTTAACGTAGTTAAGTCTAGCAGACGGAACTTTAAAAAGCCAATGTGTGGAGTAATCTTTAATATTCGCTCGAACAACCACACAATTACCAACAACAAATTTATGTTTAGAGGACCACGTGGCTAAAAAGGAATTATCGATAATAGCAGTAACATTCCACCCGTCGTATGTCGTTGCTTTACTAACATCTAGAATGTCACAGTCTCTATCGAAAATAGTAGACCCAACAGTACCTAAGTTTTTAGGATCAAATTCGGCAGCTAATTTCTTAATTCGAGATTCTGCTTTAGCTCTATTGTATGATGTGGGTAAACAAGCAATAAATGCCATATCGTTCGCTTTAACTGTGTCGCCTTCAAGAATCTTAAACAACTTAGTTTGGAATTCGTTTGTTCCGATAATTGCCGCAAAAATTAACCTACGAAAATAGTTTTTAATCTCCGTAGCAAATTCTACATCTTCCGGAAGAAGTTCTATCGGTGCCGGAGTAAACTCATCCGGGTTGTTATACGGATTGAGTGTTGCTATGATAATTGACTTGTTATTGTATATCCAGCCGCGTTGAGTATTGCCTTCATAGGCAGGTTCCATTTGTTTAATATAACCGCCGTTGTGGCGATATGCTGCACAAGATGCAACTACTGCGTCTTCTACTCGAAATGAGGTTGCTGGTTCCTTATACATAGTCATAGTCTGTATACAATTCTGCCTCGAGTTATATCATAAGCAGATACTTCTATCTTTACAGTATCGCCCATAATTATTCTAATTTTATTTTGTTTAAGTCTGCCAGAAATATAGCAAAGTAGTAAATGGTCAATGTTATCTACTTTTACCTTAAACATACTGCCTGGAAGTGCGTCTGCTATAACGCCTTCTAATTCTATAATATCGTCTCTGCTCGATGGTGTCATTATTAGTTTTCTTACTTACTAAAATGGTACAGGTATTTACCTCCGGGCTAAGAGACCAAAAAGCACAGCCAGCCACGGTATATTTATACTTGCCGAATCCTGCTTTTTGACTGTACTTATTGCATTCAGTATCAATATTGCCCTCTACCGTAATCACCGTAATTGTAGTGGTCATAGTAGTAATAGGCAACGTCCAAAGCTCGGTTGGAGACTTTTCTAGTCTAGCAGAAACAGTAAACGAAGACGCAAGCAATGCAGTTAGAAGTAGTTTACGCATGGCAATCTCAGATGATAATAATTTCGTTAAATCCTTCATCGAGCGAAGGGACTGTAAATTGGTTAATCATTTGTTTTAGAACAAATCCAGGAATATGCTTCCCAGGACGAGTTCGTAATCTTCTAGAAAGTTCTTCGTCCGGCGGTGTAAAAAATACTACAGCAATTGTATAGTAATCGTCTAATAATCTTAATTTTTTCGCTCGTGCTTTTCTCGAAGTGGACGTTTGGTCCCAGATAATATTTTTATTATTATCCGTAGCATTTTTCAACGCACGAAACATTAATCTGATTGCACGATGTATCACTGAATCAAAGATTTCAGAATAAGTAGTATTCAATCTACGAGCAAATTTTTCAACATAATTGTCAGTTGAAATAATTTTATAATCTGATAATGTTGGTTGTTTAGCGATCCAAGTACTTTTGCCGGATCCAGGTACACCTACTAAAATATATGCAGTCTTCATATCGGAAAATGAGAAACCCGGTGAAATTGTTAACATCTTAATACTTGTCTAGTTAATTGTTATAGTTATTATAACAAGTTCTGTGGAGTAAATCAAGCATACAATAGTTGTTTGGCAAATGTATAAAGCGTGATGTTGCCGTCAGCCAATACATCCAATAGTAGCTTACTTTCTCCTACATAAACTTTGGCGAAGTCGGGGTCATTTTTTTTAATATCGATTACATTCGAAATAATGTCGGCCAATTTTACAGTTTTTGCATCAGCCGATGCTCTACTAATGTGTTCTCTGTCGAGCTTTTTCCTGGTAGCACGATTGCCGTCTTCTTTACAAGAAACATCAGTAAGCCAATACACCAAATCGCCAACAACATCGCCGAATTCATCTCGAATTAGTTCGAGTGTTACTTTGGTATCTTCCACAACATCATGTAAGTATGCAGCAGCTACCATTTCGTCTGTGTGATCAACGGATTCTACTAATTGTGCTACCGCAATGGGATGAACCCAATACGGTTGATGCGTATATTTTCTTGTTTGTCCTATTGCAGAATGTGCTGCAATAGCAAATGCTTTTGCTTTGTCTCTAAGAATCATTGATTGGCCTGCTCATAACTAAATCTAAAACATCATCCAATAATTTAATTTCTTTTTGGGCATCAATGCCCACATCGCATGCTCGGTATTTTTCTAAGCCGGTAGGTTTACCATGCACATGCCCGTAAAAATGGCAACTGCCGTAATGCATCCGATTCCATCTAAGAATTGGATAATGGCACATTATGATATTAGCCTTATTATGCTTAATTTCATAATAATTATACACTGCTTCAAATTTTCTATTGAATGCTTCGTGCTTTATAAGTTTTGCATCATGATTGCCTTGTATTAGGAACTTTTTGCCGTTTAATTTATTTGCTATTGCAGTTGCGGTTTCTACATTAGTAAATGCAAAATCGCCGAGATGATAAACAGTATCGGTAGTAGCTACTTTTGAGTTCCAATCTTCGATTAATGCCGTAGTCATCTCTTCAGATGTAGCAAACGGTCGAGTATCGGGCGAATACTTCAAAATATTCGCATGGAGAAAGTGGGTATCTGCGGTAATCCAAATCTTCATTTTTAAAAACTCTTATTATAAACACATCTGAGATTATATGTAGGTAAATAATTCTTTCGCCAAAACTTTACATAATCAACATCGCGTTTATTGTATTCTCCCATAATCAATCCAAAAAGAATGTGGTCTTTATACATCAACGCAACATCTTTAGCGGACATTGCTTTACTAACACAATCTTGTGCTATCTGTTCTGCTTGCTCTCGCAATGCCGACAGTTCAGACACAACTTGATGCTCGATTCGAAGAACTGGCTCCATATCGAGCCCTTCTTCGGTGATAGAAATCTTAATATCGTCAATTTTTTCGTCTGCTACCAATTCTGCCACATCTCGTTCTCTTAGTTCTGTCTTAAGGCGATGATTTGCCAAATACCAAGCTGTTTTTACTTTAACACGCGACCCGTCTTTTAAAATAAGTACATATCCTTCAAAGTTTTTCAAATTAGCTTGGTCTGCTAATACATCGGCAAATAGTTTATCAAACTTAACAACAGTGGGCACATTGTATGTTTCAGCCACGTATTCGACAACATTCCAGCGTGAATATTCCCCGGTTTCATTATGCCTAATAGCTAACAAAGTAAACGGGTTAGCATTATCATAATGTAAAACAATAGGGAACTCGTCGCAAGTAAATTCAAAAATAGGTGTTTGATTTAAGCTACAGCAAATCTTGCAAAATTCTTTAATATTATCAGGAATACGAGCATTTGCTAAGTTAGCAACATCGCTAAAGAAGCTTTTCTTAGTCTTGAATACAATTTCGTCACCGATTAGTACAGGAGTAGCAAGCGACCCGTCTCGTTTTTCAAACACCTCTACAACATTGTCTTTTACATTGTGTAAAAGGTTTTTTTCATTTTCTCCGAGAGAAAAGAATTTCTCAAACGGACGAGAAACACAGATTCCAGCAGAGTTGAACGTAATACCTCGGCATTCTGTTGCAAGAGGTAATTTCCAAAGTTCGGTGTCTGCAATCATATAAGACACAATAGTAAATAATTGTTCATTTACTATTTCTTCTTTAAATTTAATTCTTTTATCGTTACGGAGATGGATAAGTTCAGAAATATGCATATTAAAAAGTCTCTAAGTGAGCGTTAGTCCGTATTATACAGTATATTTTGTGAGTTGTCAACTTTCTCCACCCAAGTTGGGCAATATTCGCCATTATATCGATATACATTATGTTGCTCGATCCAAAGCCACTCTGGAACTTTATTTACCTGGGAGAATAACCAATCGCACGACGAATGTTGACCATTAAAGAACTTGCAAGACTTGCAGTTTTTTTTCATTCAGCTTTTCATGAAATTAACGTAAGTCATACTAGTTATCATGTCAAACAGCAACGATAATAGAACACTAATTAAAACAACTGTACCTATTAGTAAAAACGTCGCCGTAAAAATTATTATTTTTATAGGCAGAAGCATTGAAAAAACAACAAGTTGAAACATAGACATGTTTTTGATCCTTTTGTGAAGTATAAAGTATTTACCAGCAAATAATTTCTGTATTTTTAATATTCGCTCCAAAATAGGTAAATAATTACATGGCGAGCACATTTCAATTTAAACGAGGCGATACATTTTCACTTGTTTTCGAAATAAAAACAAATGACGGCGGCGTTGTTGACTTGAACGATTATACTGCACGATTACAACTCAAGCCTGGTAATAAGAATAATATTGTATTGACTGCATTATCTGAAAATAACGATTTAATAATAATTGGAGATTCAGGGTTTGTATATTTAGATGTAGATTACAACAAGACTGAACACATACCTCCAGGACTATATCGTGCAGACTTAGAACTTACTTCAGTGGAAGGTATCAGAACGTCTACGGAAACGTTCATGATACGAATAGTAGAAGATATAACAGTATGAATATGCCAAATAACATTATTTGTAGACATATTTTGGTAATATAATATGAGTAAACTTTCATCACTTTTTCCTGTAACAATAAAACAAGATACTGATAGTAATATTTTAGCAGTAACGACGACTAAACCTGTTGCTATTTTACAAGGAATACAAGGAATACAAGGCATTGGTGCGTCTGGCATACAAGGGTTGCAAGGTCTCCAGGGAATTGGGTCTCCTGGCGTACAAGGTATACAAGGGTTGCAAGGCGCAGGAGTTAACCTTAGTAGTTTATATCAAGATCAGAATAATTCGATTTATATTGGTTCGACCACCAATGCTGTTACTGTAGACACTACTGGATCTGTTGAACTTATTGGTTCGGCTATTGTGTGGGAGCGTATTCGCGCTCGATTAATTACTTCTCCGAATTCTCCGTTAACTGAAAAATATGAACTAGCTAATTCAACATTTGGATTATACTTGCATTCGTTTGATGCAGGATCTACTAATGAATTAATTTTTGATTTACAACTTCCAACAACATGGCAACCAGGCAGTACAATTTATCCGTATATTCACTGGTCACCAAAAACAAGTGGCGTTGCAGATACGTTGATTGGTTGGAGTATGGAATATAGTAAAGCAGGGCCAGGTACTGTTTTCCCTTCACCCACCACTATAGTTGCTGATAATATAAAAATTGGAAATATTACCCAACAAAATTCTCATATAGTATCATCTTTTGATAGTATTACAATGACCGGTGAAACGGCAGATACTTTATTAGTTGGTAAAATATACAGAAGTGCAGGGGATACTGCATTAATCACGGGCGGAGTTTTATCGATTGATTTTGATATTGCTATTTCAAAACTAGGAAATGCTGCTCGATTAATAAACCAAGTTGCTCCAATAGATCAGGTGTTTAGTAACGGCATATGGAATGATGTTGGCACATGGGATGATACTGCTTTATGGTACGACGGCGGAGTGAATATTCTTGCTACAGGTGTTTGGAATGATACCGGTATTTGGTCCGACGCGGCGTTGTGGAGTGATGGCACAGGGTCTTCGATTTTTGATTCTGGAGCATGGAGCGATACAACAGCATGGCTTGATGAAACTAATTGGAATGACGGAGCATAAGAATGCCGATAGCTAATATTGAAAATAATGAAATAGGTCTGTCTGTAAGGACTAAAATAAATAGTGCGTTTGCGAAGCTTGTACCGGCTGTTGCGTATGTTGATGTAAATAACGTCGGTTCAGAAGGTTTAATTACTGCACAAGATTTGGATAAGTTAGTAAACTTATCTCCTGCTAGTATAGGCGCTGCTACAGCAGCCCAAGGTGCGCTCGCTGACACAGCAGTTCAACCAGCTGCATTAGGTACGGCAGCAGCTCAAAACGTTGCAGCTTTTGCTACAGCAGCCCAAGGTGCGCTCGCCGATACAGCAGTTCAACCTGCTGCATTAGGTACAGCAGCAGCGGCCGCAACAACTGATTTTGCTACAGCAGCCCAAGGTGCGCTCGCTGACACAGCAGTTCAACCTGGTTCATTAGGTACTGCCGCTTACGCTAATTTTAATGACTTCGCATTCGCGGACCAAGGAATTAAAGCAGACACCGCAGTTCAACCTGGCGCGTTGGGTACGGCAGCAGCGGCCGCAACAACTGATTTTGCTACAGCAGCCCAAGGTGCGTTAGCTGACACAGCAGTTCAACCTGCTGCATTAGGTACAGCAGCAGCTCAAAACGTTGCAGCTTTTGCTACAGCAGCCCAAGGTGCGCTCGCCGATACAGCAGTTCAACCTGCTGCATTAGGTACAGCAGCAGCGGCTGCAATAACTGATTTTGCCACAGCAGCCCAAGGTGCGTTAGCTGACACAGCAGTTCAACCTGCAGATGTAGCAACTACCATAAATTTAGCAGCAACTGCGCTACAGCCAGAATCAACATCGTCTATAGACCGAACTAGTTTTACGGTTGGCGCGGGGTTGGTAAATCCCATTATAGGTATTGCTGGAGATTCTATACATAACCTAATGTCCAGGCTTGATTATACTGGATCATTATTGACTTGGCGTACATTTTTAACTGGGCGTCGATTAGGAATACAATGGAGTCCGCTCGCATATTCAAGCGGCGGATATGTTTATGCAATTGGCGGTAAAACAACAGCCCAAATTTACTCTGAGCAACTGCCACAAATAATAGCCCGCCCGCCTGATATTTTATTTCTAAATGGAGGCACAAATAATGCGTATACAACCATTGCAGATTTAGATCAAGCAGCTACTGATTTACAGAATGTTGCTGCTGGTGCAATCGGTGCAGGAGTTAAAGAAGTATTCATATATCCTATTTTACCGAAAACGACCAATCAATGGTCAACAGTAATGGGTACTACTGGTTTAACTGTAGCGCAAGGACACCAGTATATCAACATGAAAATGTCGGCTTACGCTAAAAACACTGCTAAAGTTTATTACGTTAACCCCGATCCGTTCATGACAATGAACAACAACATTTATTACACGTCTAAGTTGGGCTATTTAATAGACGGCACACACGTAGCTACACTGGGTGCGTATGCACAACGTGATTTATATCAATTCCCATTATTTAATAGAGTAAGATTAGTAACAAACCCATCAAATTCTTGGAATTCTCAGATGATGTACGGCAACGTATTAGGAACTTCGGGCAGTATGTGGGCCACCGGCGGATCTTTAGAAGGAGTGAGCGGAAATAGCGCCATTGCATTAGATTGGAATTTAACTAACAACACTGGATTAACTGTCGTTCCGTCTATTGTAACAGTGGACGGCGTTAAAAAACAGAGATTAACTATTTCAGGAACTCCAACATTAAACACAGGTACGGTAAGATTTTCGATAACTAAATTAAATTCTGCGTATTTTACAGGAGCAAATTCCACATGGGACGGTGAGATTCAATTAGATATAACTAATTTTACTAATTTATTCACGCCTAGTTTTGTATTTAGTGCTCTTGGCGGAACTACATATACAGTTAATGGCATTGGACCGTCAACGGGAAGTACTCCCCAATATAACTTTGCTCCTGCTAATACAACTTTTACATTATATCCGTATAATACCACAACAGTATCTGCCACATCTGCTTGTACTGGGTTTACGTTATATATAGAACTTAATGGATTAGTGGGGTATGAAGCATCAGGTACCATTGATATAAGTTCTGCTGGTATCTTTAAAATTACTTAATTTCGGAGTTTAAATAATGGCTATTCAACAAATCATGGATGGGGATACTGGACTATCCATTCGTACCAGAATAAATGCTGCGTTCGACAAATTAATCCCGGCTACTACTTCAATCGAAGGGTTGCTTTCTCCTGCAGACAAAACGCGCATCGATAATATTGAAACGATCGGTGGCGGATCTGGCGCCGGGGTTCAAGGCATCCAGGGTATAATTGGACCAACAGGGCCGGGCGGCGGGGAGCCGGGCATTCAAGGAATTCAAGGTGTATACGGCGTGCAAGGACTCCAAGGCTCTGTTGGTGCTGGAACTAACGGCGCGCAAGGAATTCAAGGAATTATTGGGCCAACAGGGCCGGGCGGCGGGGAGCCGGGCATTCAAGGAATTCAAGGAATTCAAGGATCTGGTTCTGACGGCGCGCAAGGAATTCAAGGAATTCAAGGATCTGGTTCCGATGGAATTCAAGGAATTCAAGGTGTATTTGGTTTACAAGGAATTCAAGGTGGGCTTGGTTCTGGCGAAGCAGTTCAAGGAATTCAAGGAATTCAAGGATCTGGTTCTGACGGCGCGCAAGGAATTCAAGGAATTCAAGGTGCTCTTGGCTCTGGAGAGGCCGTTCAAGGAATTCAAGGGTTGTTTGGCTTACAAGGAATTCAAGGAATTCAAGGAAACATTCCTACAGTAGCGTTAGCGACTACAACAACGGACGGGTTACTATCTGCTGCCGACAAGGTTAGAATTGATAGTATAGAAAGCATAATCGACACTGCGTTGACACCCATTAATAATGCGCTAACTTCGATACTAGGATAATATCATGACAATAGCACAAGAAATTGCAGCCAAATTTACTACAATGGACGGATACCTGACAAATATCCGCAACTCATTAACAACTAAATCGGGATCTTCGCAAAGCAGCACACCAATGAGTGGAATGTCTGCTGTGATAGACAATATTTCTCCTGCATGGGACCGACCAGCTGATTGGTATGCTATGCCTACTATACCAACAAATGATCAGAAATGTATAATATTGTATAATATTACTCAACAAATGTATCATGCATCATTTACTTGCGCTGCGGCATATACTGTTGATTGGGGTGATAGTGTGGTTGAAAACTTTAGCTCCGGGGTTACTGCTCAACACACATATACCTTTGCTAATCTTACGCAAACATTAGCAAACGGCCAAAAACAAGCTCTTATTTCAATAACACCGCAAGCAGGACAAAACCTCACATCGATTGATTTAACTTCGTTACATTCAGCATATCCAGCAAAATCGTGGATATCTGGCGCTGTCGAGGTTTCAATTAATGCACAATTCCTTACTACACTAACATTACAAACTGTTACAGCAAATCGTTCAAAGTTATTTTGGTTACAATCGTTTGGGTTACATCGCAGTGCTCTCACCACAGCAAATCAATTATTTTCTGAATGTTACAACTTAAAACACGTTTCGGCTATGGCAATACCAAATACTGTTACTAATTTTAGTTATATGTTTAGGAAATGCTACAGTTTAACAAGTATGCCGTTGTTTGATACATCTGGCGGCACAACTTTTTCAAACATGTTTAATTCTTGCTATTCATTGACTACTATTCCACAACTTAATACATCAAATGGTACAGATTTTAGTAGCATGTTTAGTCAATGCTATTCGTTAAAAACTATTCCGTTAATAGACACTGCTAAAGGACTTAATTTATCTTCAATGTTTGGAACTTGTTCGTCCTTAATATCGGTGCCGCAATTAAACACAATACTATGTACAAACTTTTCTTCTATGTTTAGCTTGTGCCCGATAATAGTAGAAGTACCAATATTAAATATGATTGCTGCTACTAATGTTACATCAATGTTCTCTACATGTACTTATTTACAAGGGGGTAGAATGTTAAATACTCCAATTAGTATTAGCTATGCAAGTTGTAATTTATATCGAGATGGTATAGTTGATATCTTTAATGGTTTGCCTACCGTAACAAATAGTTCTACAATTACAATAACAGGCAACCCTGGTGTCAGTTCATTGACTGGGCCGGATAATGCTATTGCTACAGGCAAAGGTTGGACTATTATTACTGTATAGTTGATTAATTAAATTATGTCGTTTGCATATCTTTTTAAAGGTATGCAAACTGATAAATATATACATGTCCGGAATACTACAATGCAAACGCGGAGACACCTTTTCTTTAACTATTGAATTTAAAGACGGGGCTGGTACGCCGCTTGATCTGGCGGGGTGTTCTGCGCGATTACATTTTAAATTAATTAATAGTGGCGTTACTGCTTTATCGTTATCTTCATCTGGCAACGAAATATCATTTAACGAGCTAGCTGGAACGGTTTTAATAGAAGCAAATTATAATAAAACCGAATATTTAAAAATTGGTAGGTATCGTGCAGATTTAGAAATTACATTTCCTGACAATACACGAGTTTCGTCTGAAACATTTTTTGTTGATATCGTTAACGATATCACAGTATAGAAGTTTAAGCTTGGAGTAATGTAATGGCGGGTAAGAAAATTTCAGCATTAATACCGGTTGATTTATTAACAGGTGACGAGTTTTTACCGGTAGTGCAAGCTGGTGTTACTAAAAAAGTTACCGCAGCCGAATTAAAAACACTTGCTGTTAGTGATTTAGGTACTGCTGCGTACGAAGATGTTGAATATTTCGCAACTGCCGCACAAGGCGCGTTAGCAGACACTGCACTCCAACCAGACACAGGTGTTTCTTCCACCACTGTTGCTACTATCACTTCTTCCGAAACAGAACCTGCTTTAAAAGCAATTGGTGACCTTTGGATTGACGAATCGGTTATCACAATTCATGAGTTTGTAAGTGATGCTGCATACGGCGCCGAATGGAACGGTATTGCCGATATGGCGCCTTCTAAGAATGCAGTATATGATAAAATCCAAGGGATGTATACCGACTTAGTTTCTGTTGCTAATATTGACGATGTGCCGATTGTTGGGGCAATATCAGATCCAATATCTTCTAACTGGGCATATAATCATATACTAACAAAACATGTTTCTTTAAACGATATTGGTGTACCAGGGCAGTTAGGATTTGGTGTAGGCGTGTATCCTACAACGTTGCCTGCAGGGTATTCTACTTTGCCAGGAACCAACGACACTGCATCCGACAATTACGGGAATTATCAATACAACGACGGGTCTGTTATGTGCTGGATTCCAGCATTTTATTATCGTATTGGCCACGTCGATAACTTGACTTATGCGACATATTTGTTAAACAGCATCGATATTAAATCGTTTGATTCGTTTGTTAATGTTGCTGCTGCCAATGCTGCTGGATATGCTTTACATCGAGCATTTTATGACGGCGGAACAATTAATCTTGGTTTTTTTGTAGACAAATATCTTTGCTCTAATAATGCAGGCGTTGCGTCGTCTATTCGTAATGGCAATCCGCTAAGTACACTATCTTTACATAATCCAATTGGTGCTTTAACAGGGGAAGGAATTACACCGACTAATTCGCTAGGCGGTTGCATTGATGCTGCCAAAACAAGAGGTGCAGATTTTTTTTGTTGTTCTCGATTTATTCATGCTGCGTTAGCATTACTAGCAACTGCACACGGCCAGTCTGCAAATGGATCTGCTTTTTGCGCTTGGTATCTTGTTAATAAAAACTACCCGAAAGGTTGCAATAATAATGCATTAGCAGATTCAGATGATATTACTGTTACATTCCAAACGGACGGTTATTTTACTTGTAATAAAACCGGATCTGGTAATTTATTTGCTAAAACCACGCACAACGGGCAAAACTCCGGAGTTACAGACCTAAATGGAACTTTATGGGAAGTATCATTGGGTATAACTTGCGTTGCTACAGCAACGGCTGTTACAGGAGCAACTAAAAGCAACCCGTGCCAAGTTACAGTGGCAGGGCACGGATATACCACTGGGGATATCGTACTCCTTTCGTCGATTGTTGGAATGACACAACTTAATAATAAATTATATCAAATTAGTGTCGACGGGCTCGACACTTTTACACTTAACGGTATCAATAGTTTGAGTTATACTGATTTTATTTCGGGTGGCCTTTCCACAAAAGGAACATTTTACTCTGCCACACCAGACGTTGCCATGAAAACTTTTACATCGGGTAATACTCTTACAACAGACCACTGGGGATCTGCTGGTGTTTCTGCCAACATGGCAACACTCCCATTAAATTTTATAACAGGATCTGGTGTTAACGGCGTTACTCAACGATATGGTAGCATAGCCAACCAAGTACTTAGCAATGCTGTTAGCGGAAATAATTGGGTTTTAACTGGTGCAGGCTTAACAACTAGCACAGGGCTAAGTGTTGCTGGTACTAATTTATTTGGATTAGATTATTATTATCAGTATATCAGAGATGAATTATGCTTGACTACAGGGGGGCATTGGGGTTTTACTACCAGTGCAGGTATATGGGCCACGGACTTGTATAATTATCGCACCACTGCTAGCAATAATATCGGGTTCCGATCAGCTGCGTATGTTTAATACCAACTTAATTTATTAGCTCGAATAATTTGAAATTAGGAATTTAAATGACTGTATATAGATATCAACCTGTTATTACACCAGGCCCGTCCGGCACAGATTATCGCCCGTTTTGCTTAGACCAAGAATTAACCGATTTATGTTTGCTTGATAATTATCGATATGTGTTTGTTACAGATATTTCTGCTATTATTGTGCCGGACGAAATTACATTCGAAGAAGTGACTATAACTCCTGAATTGAGAGAGATTATTAAAATAAATAGTCCGCATACTCAATTAATAGCGCAACGAGTCATTGATCAAATACGGGCTAAATATCCGTTGGATGAAGAGTTATATTTTGCTAGAATCGCAGTAGGAGCACTTCAAGGCTCTTATCAATTATTGCCGGGAGAAGCCGAAGCAATAGCACAGTACCAAACTGATGTGGAGGCTGCTCGGGAATGGGGGCGTGTCGAAAGAGCAAAGATAGGACTTTGAATTAGCAGGTTGCTAGAAGACTGTAATACATTATAATCAGGAAGTGAAAGTACATGGCTTTATTAAAACAATGGAATGGCACTAATTGGGTTGAAGTTGCCGTCGAAACTACACCGGTATTAGTACATGATACTCCACAAGACGGAGCAACCGCTGCTGCTATTTCTTCTAATTGGGCATTTGATTTAGCAGCTAGCTTGGGCACTGCTGCGGTCGCAGCCACAACCGATTTTGCCACTGCGGCGCAAGGGGGATTAGCAGATACTGCACCTCAACTAGTGGCTGTGCCTGCTACTGCTACTGCTGTTGGCATAGCTGGCCAACTGGCGTATGCTGACGGCTTTCTGTATGTTTGTATTGCAGAAAATACATGGCAGCGGGCAATTTTGGCAACTTGGTAAGCTTAGCCGGAGAGGCAGTTAGCTTATAGTAATCGGTTTAATTTCCATTGTTTCTGTGTCTACCTTAAATGCAACAAATATAGACGTTTGCCCTTCGTGCAGATGATCCAATTGATATTGTAGCCCGTCAACAGTAGAAAACTTGCCGCCAATATCCTGCGGAAAGTCTACACAATTCCCGCCCCATAATTCAGTTACTTTTTTAATTGTTTGATGCATCAAAAAACTCTCTAATATAATTCAATCTTTCTTGTTCTGAAAAAGTAGAAAACAACTCTATATCTTTTTGAACTTGGTCTACTAAAGGATAATACTCTTCGTCTAACTTAGACTTAATATTTAATTTTGAAAGTTTATCTGTACGAGTTCTTGCTAACAACTTTGAAACTAGGTAATACGGACTTTTTAGTTTAGCAGAAACCCTGTCGTTAGTGTAAAAGACATATCCTTCATGCTTAACAGTCTTAATAGACTTGATTAATTCGTCCAATGTAGTTTCAATTTTTTCTGGTACTTTACAATCAAATCCGTCTTTAGCAGATAAGTTTTCTAAATTTTCAGTTTCAATCGGCGAATTCCAATTATTAAATCGATATCCTAATAGGTACAGCCCTGCTTCTTCTGGAATAATATGCGGGTCGTCTGGATGCACGACTTCAAACATAAACGTATACCAAGCATACAAGCTGCAAACTTCTTCAACTTTCTTTAAGTCCATTAGTTCCTTGGCCATATCTGCATATTTAGAATCTAACGACCCCGTAGTAGAAACTAATAAACTATCGTGCATCGAAGCTGCTGCCATAAATCCGTTTACTTTTCTAAAAGCAGTGACAGGAGTTTTAAGGGAAACACGCGGTGCATTGTGTTCGATACCGTAATTAAAGATCTTAGTAAACGGATAAGAAACGATATTAAAATCTTTGTCTACTATAGTGCCTCGACAATTCTCCAACAAATTATTCCATCGACCTGTATAAAATACTTTTCTAGTATATTTTAAAACATACAAGCCGGGATAAGCAGGTGATTCTTTCATTGTCACCAACTTAGGATTATCTTCAATAAACTTTTTAAGATTGTTAGTTAATTGCATTCCTGTTAATGGTTTCATTTTTATGACTCAGAGTAGAGGCAAATGCCTGGTTAGAGGATCTAATACTGTTGGATAATCTGGACCTATTGCTATCGCGGTGTATGTAGCAACACCATCGAATTCAGTTAACCCAGCATCTTTAATCAACGCAACATTAATTCCTTTTCCGACTGCGGCACTATATAAATCTAATAATTCTTTTTCAGAATTAACAGCAACACACACTTTAGTAAATTTACCATTAAGCCAATGACTTAGTGGCCATTTAGTTCCTGTTTCATCTGTCAACGGTATAACAATAGATTCTCGATTAGGTGAATGATCTGTTGCATTTTCCAACACCGCTGCCATTGCAGCGTGTGCTAATTGAGCTGCGACTTTGCCTGTACGAACTTTCTGTCCTTTTGAATTTCTTAAATCAGCCCGCCAAACTAAAATCATTTTTGGTTCTTGATTCATCTGCATGCCCTCAGACATTATATCGGTCTATCATTACAGTCGACATCATAATACTCATCGGAGTAAACTGTTCCATGTCAGCAGACAAAATACCTTTTAGCAATGCAGGGCTGAAGCCCGACACTAGTGCTACTCCGCTCTTATCTGCCTTAACAGGAAAGTTGTCGTACCAATGAAGATTCCAAAAAACTACTAGCGGGCACTTGTATCCTGCATCGTTGAACTTACGAGTAATCATCTCCATTCCTGTTTCGTCCACGGTAGGGCAACCTTGATCGAACTGCATATCAGAAAGTATCAACAGGATCTTAGGCATGTCTTCTTGAGAAACATTGCCTTCAATTGCAGTCTTTAGGATCTTATTCATTGCAGAATGCAGATTAGTAGACATGGACCACTTTGAGGTAGACATTTGATTCATCTTTTCTACAATGTTACCTTTGAGGTGAAGCAATTGCGGTTCGGTTGAGAATGTAAGGAATGTATCCTTAAATACACCTTTATTCTTTTCTGCCACGTACAAACCGAGAGAAACAGCAACATCCATACAAGACAAGTTACGTTTGACAGAACCAGCCGGGCACATCATAGAACCTGATACGTCGACTAACGGCAAAATCGACGCATCGCCAACGTAATCAGGAAGTGCATCCCATTGTGCAATGATATGATTTAGTTCAGTAAAATCATATGAGTATTTGTGCATTGGGAACGTTGAAATCATACCCTTCAATACATCATACGGATATACAGCATTGGCATTAACTTTAACAGAAGGATCTCCGTTAACAAGAGACAGCACATACTCCGCAAACTTTTCGGTATTCCTATTAAATGCCTTCTTGTAACGAGCAGCAGCAACCGACGGAACTTGGGAGAAATTGATATTATCCCAGTCCTTAGCACACATCTGCGTCTCAACAACATGAGTGAGACCCACAATATACTTTCGATATTCGCGCGGAGTCATCTTCAAATAATTGCGCAGTTCGGCTGCAACTTTGCCAGTTCTCGGGCACCACTTCGCGGCTAGGCTATTGCCTGCTTCGAGATTTTTCTTGATGATAGAAAATGCAACATCTTTAAGCTTACGGGTTTGAACCGCAAACAAATCATCAAACCTGCCGAGTTCAGGAATCTTGTACAGCAACTTTTCTGCTGAAGCAGGATCTACTGTTTCGAGATACTTAACGATATCCTTAAAAATTTGACGCTCTCCAGATCCGCCGCGGATATCACGACACCATTGAGCAATACGAAGAGCAAGCTCCTTATTCTCTACAAAAGCCGCAACAAACTTAGGAATAATATTTTGTCCGCGAGCAGCGCCAATTCCAAAGAAAAGGTCAACATTTGCATCAGTGGTGCTTTGGAGAGCTTTCATACCGTTCAAGGTACGAGCAGATTGATTTTGCACGGCGTTAGTAAAGGTAGTCATTTTGATTGTCCTATCGGGTTAGTGGTTTGATTGTTGCTGAATCTAATCCAAGAAATTAAAAACGGGATGGTTGGCTTGAGTGTTTAATTTAATTAGCAGACTCGATACAAGCCAACTGCATTTGTTACCTTTGATTTAGCTGTAACCGCATAGTAGTCTTTCCTACGTCACCTATTCCATAAGCGTCTACTCTGGGAAGTAGATAAAGGCATCCGACCCACCGTCTATAGTTGTTGTTGGATAAGCTATTTAAGTTGCTGAACCCATCCCTAACTTTAAGTTTATATTATACTAGCTCTGTATAACTAAGTCAACTATTTAGTCTTACTAGGATAAATATTTAAAACCGGAAGTAATATGAAGATTTTAGAAATCATTATAGAAAATCACGAAGAGCACGGAAGAGCATTACAAGACACTGGCTTCTGGGGTCGAGCAGGTGCAGGTTGTCTTTTCCTTTCTTTAAAAACCGGTAGAATTTGTATAGCGCATCGTTCAGATGATGTACAAGAACCGCATACATGGGGAACTTGGGGCGGAGCAATCGATTCGAATGAAAGTCCACAAGCTGCTGCGCAAAGAGAAGTTCAAGAAGAAGCTGGTTATTTTGGACCATTAAAGATTGTTCCATTATTTATTTTCTCACATCCGTCCGGTTTTAAATATTATAATTTCTTAGCAATAGTAAAAGACGAGTTCTCTCCGGAACTTGACTGGGAAACACAAGGTTTCACTTGGGTCGAGTTTGGTAAATGGCCTCGTCCGTTACATCCGGGATTAGCATCGTTATTATCTGATTCGGCTTCCGTTAATACTATCAGAACTTATGTAGAAGTAGCTAAAAAATTAATACAGCAAAGAAACATGAAATCTGCTTATTGATTATGGGGGCTTGCGCCCCCATAATCTAATTAGCCCAAATCCTCCAATTCCTTAATAAGTTCGTCTCGAGTCTTAGCACGAAGACTTTCTGATTCCTTTTCGTGCAGGATCGAAATCAGTTCCGCACGGCGTGCTTGCTTTGCTGCGCGATCCTTAGCAAGCTTTGCTTCTGCTAGCTTAGATGAAATGATATGTTTAACGATATCAAAGCTCAACGAAAGTGTCTTATTACCGGAAGACCGTTCTTCGATAAAACTTTCTTCAGTATCTTTAAGTTGCTTATTAAGGTTCTTAGCAACAGTATCTAGAGAAGTTAATGACAGATCCCAAAGATCTTCGGTAGACAACACCCCGCGAGGGGTAACAAAACGCAACTTATTTTTTGAAGCAGCTTCAAACATTATATTTCTCCAGTTAGTTAAAATTCAATATTAATAGTTCTAGTAAACTTAGAATGGACTTTTACTACTAAGTTATTCCGTTGTGTATCAGAAAATCCAAGACCTGATACTTGCCTGTCGGCATAAGGAACAACTAGTTTATTGCCCAATATTTCAAATACTTTTCGATGTTCGTTTAGTTCGTTTTTAAGCATCTCATTAAACAAACCTCGAGCAGGGGTTGGATTCTTTACATCGTTCAGTACGAAGAACAAATGTTTATTTCCAATCTTATTATTTCCCCAATAATTCGGCGAACGCATGATAGCAGACACCTTATGGAATTTATTTGTGGTAATGCCCCACTCTTCTTTAATTGCCGACTGAGTTGAAATATTCTTAGCAGGTTTAATTTCAGAAATGCCGTTTGCTTTAGAAAATTCAAAAGTAACTACGTCTACCATACCGGACACTGGGCTCGAATAACTAAACGAGTGAGTAACTCCACGATTCTCAACTTCCACATTAAAGCCGACATCGATATTCTCGCGCTTTTTAAAATTATTCACCCGAACAGTATACATTCCTTCTTTCATCTTTGCCTTGGATGCATAGATTATGTTTTCAACTGCATCTCGACGGAGATTGGTAGATGCAACATTCATATCTACGTCTAATACACCGCCAGAAGACGAAAACTTATTTCCATAATAAATATATTCGCCTTTTGGTTCGATTAAATGTATGTCCAAGTCATCAGAGTTAAACCAACCCAGCGACACCCTGAGCTCTCCTGACACCGTGCCGCCCATTGACTTAACACGTTCCTTAATAGAATCTGCCAAGCCGCCGTTGTAATCCCAACTAAATGGATTATCCCACTTTAAAATATTTGGAGCATCAGTATGTTCTGGTCCAATAAGACTAACAAGATTACCTGTGTGCTTATGTTCGAACAACACTTCAATTTCTGAAGCAGTCGGCAATACCTTTTCAATAAAATCATTTACTGAAACAGTTTCTACCTTAGCCAAAGAAGCAGAATTAACTACAACTTCCTTTTTAAGGATTCCAAAGATATCTCCCTTCTCGCCAATAACATTTCGATTGATATGAATCAGATTCTCTACAGAAATGTCATCAAAAGTAGCATGGCGCCGTTGGAGGGCATTTTCTATACCAAGAGACTTAATTGCTTTTTCAGCAGTTGCAATCATGCTCGTAGTAATGAGCGCAGTTGGCCGTTTGTAATTAGTCGGAGCAACAATACGTTCAAATTGGGTAACCGCTACATCGAGCGCCTTGCCTTCAGACAAGTCGATAAGCAACGTTCCAATAGCCGTGTTTCTAATCCTTCCGCCGTTTTTATAGTTGGCCCATGCGTAGATATCTTGCTCTTTAGCTTGAAGCTTACTATACGCCTTTTTATGCTTCATAAACTCTGTCAACATAGGCTTAAACTCTGTTCCACGATACAGCGAGTTCTGCCCAATTAATTCCAGTACAATTTCGATTGACTCTAGAGAGAGTTCGTCCAACGAACGCTTAAACACTTGTTTAGTGGAAGCTGCATTTCCAAGCAAAGTATCAATAGATAAGCCCTTGCCTATACGCTTATTCCGCGGAACATCGCAAGACAAATGTTCCCACTTAATTGTAGTCTTATCAGCCAATAACTGAACATTATGATCAACACCTAGCCGAGCTTCGTGGGTAGCGAAAATGTTTCGAATACTTGCTTCTTTCACAAGCTTCGACAAAGCTGCGACAACCGGCTTGTATACACCATCAATCTTAAAATCCCAGATTGAAGTAAGCTTATTACCTTTTATTTCAACAATACCACCGTAATTACGAATAAACTGCTTACAAGAATTACAAGTATGTTCTTGGCGAACTTCATCAGGCATCGAATTAAGATACGTAGCGTACAAAATATCTGGATCTAGATCCACTCTAAACAAATCATTAGTAGCCATTACATCAAATTGATCTGACACTTTCTGTTTTAGTGTGTGAAACATTTTTAATCTCGTTAAGAAGTAGTTAATAAAGTATTATTATACAGTTAAGGCAGTAACAAGTCAACTATCAGGATCGGGCAATGCAGCAGTAAGTAATTTAATCAGTTGCTTGACTGCTTCAGCGTTCATTTTTAACACAATGGAATAATCTGCTCCGACAGATAAATGGACATTTCCTACTGAATCTGCTCCTACTTTATAATAGCATCTTTCGTCGGCGATAACTGGAGCGCAGTATTCTTCTTTAACATAATGTTCGCTTGTCGGCGAAGATTCAGCTGGCAAGTCTGCCAGTTCCGGGTTGGCACTACATCCGCCGATCGGACGATAATCTGTATTGTTGTCAGTCATTTTAGTCTTATTCCAAAACATAGCATTAATCTTTCTTTTCTTTAGTGAGTAAGTCGATTGCTTTTTGAGTTTTTTCTATAGCAGTTTTATAATCGTTGATATAACCAGTTAGTAACTCAACATCTACCGCCAGTGCGTCGCTTTCAGCTTCGTTAAAGCTATTATTTGGCACTAAACGAAACTTGCCGTGTTCTGAACTAATTAATCGAGGCAGCCCTTGGTATTCTACAACATACCCGTAATTGTCTAATTCCCAGCCGGAATATAAAAAATTAAATTCGTGGAGGATTGGCGCTTTGATTCCATCAATATAACAGCACTTTTCTGTAGAAAAGGTAATCATTTAATTCACCGCAAGAAATAATCTATTGCAACAATTAAAAACACAAAAACAAACCAAAAAATAACCACAGTATTCCAGCGCCTCGACATCATGTTAATTTCCTTTAAATTTTAAATATTATAGTACAAGTTAATAAAGTTGTCAATTTAATCCGGGATGATTAAATTGTATGGAGCTTTGAGTTATGAGTGATTCAATTTTATCAACGATTCGATTTTTAGAAGTTGCTGCTTTCATGAAAACAACAACTGAAATTAACTCACCAAGTACAGAACGATAATTCACTTGTTTAGATTCGAAAAAAGTTTTTACCTTATTACCAAACAAAGTAATAAACATTTCATCATCCCTTGCAATACCAACAGACAACCCAACTAAAGAAGGAATAATTTCATCTTTATATTTGGTTGCAATTTTAAATGCAAACTGATCCCAAGTATCCAGCCACCTTGTAAATTCTGTAGGAGAAACTCGAGAAATATCTGTACGAAGAAAAAGAACCATTGATGCTACGTTCTTACTTAACGTTTCACATTTAGTCTTTTTCAATTTACAAAGAATTCTAGTATGATGATCTACACAATGTTGACATTGATAATACACCGCCAAAGATAATGATATACATTCTTTTTGTTCGAGTGTGAGAAACTGTTCCCATTCTTCTTCTCCGTCTGATCCATTGAAAACAACAGAGTGAAATTGATTCAAAAAATCTGAAACATGTTGCGGAAAGATTTTTTCTTTAGATTTAGCCATAATAATCCTTTAACTGCATAGATATTCGATTATACTGGTATCGACAAATAATATGTAGATAACAAGCATGTCAAGTGTAGCGCCTGGTCTAACCCAATCGTTATAAAAAACCAATGTCGTTCATCGTGTGCCCATAAAACAGAAGTTACTCGTGAAGTAATATAATCTACCACAAAGTGTAACATAGCATTAATTACTGCAAAATAAAACGATATTGGAATAAACAATACGCCGTAAATTAAAACATGTTGCAATAATATCATATTACTCTTTGATTTATTAATTGCAACAGTATTAGATTGTAGTACAAAATCTGCAACAAAATGAATCCAAACCAATAAAATTATTATATGAAGTGATATCACATCAATTTACCATTTAATAGTTTAATAGAATTGTCTATGAATTCGTTGATACTTACTAATTCTTTTTGCCATTTTCCCGTTAAAAACTTATGAGTATCTCCGTCGTATGGATATTTCCAAGATTTAGATATTTCTTCGTGGGTTCTATTGCCAAAGTACTCTTCTTGTTCACGCACAATACGATCATTATTGTCATTATCTTTTGGAAAAGCATAATGATATAATCCGGGGGTAGATTTGAAGAATTCTTTACATTGCTCATAAAACCAAATAGCTTCCGTAATCCAATTCTTTTCTAACGAAAGAAAAAGCGGACACTTATATGCCAGTGAATATTCTTTCTTAAAATTAGGGTACGGATCAAATTGGCTAATTGGCATGCTTGTTAAAATCTTATTTCTTTCGAAAAGCATTTTAGGTTTCCACTTAGAAACATCTTCAGCTAACATCGAAGTTGGCGCACCTAATTTAATTTCTTCGTCCGCGACATAATAAATTTCTTGTTCAAAATACTTAGACGAGTAGCTTTTCCAATCAGAGTTATACTCAAGGGTGTTTAGCAAATCATCGTCATCAAGGATGCCGTTGCCTATAACATTAAACAATTGATCCATTATACGAACACGGGCAATTTCGTAAGTAGTACCTACTCCACTAAAAAGTGCCGGGTATTTGACTATCTGATATTTAGTGTACTGCTCTGGTGTGAAAAGTTTCATATTACGTTGCATCGATCCATTCAAACTTTCCATTTTCTGGATTAAATCTACCACAATTATGGTCAATTGCTTGTTTAACAGTCAACGTATGTTCTATATACATCGCTACTGAACAAGTGGATAATCCTATAATTATCCCTAGAAGAATTAACAAAAGCGTACCATCATATAATAATTTCATTAAGGTTTCGACTCGTTAGTCCATTCAAAATTGCCAGTTTCTTTATTAATGTTTCCGCAATTATGTTTAATTGCTGAAGAGGTAATTATGGAATTTTCAATATACATTCCTACAAATATTCCGCCTAATGTCATTAATAGCATAATGGTAATTACTAATACAGTACTATCGCAAACTAGTTTCATTTTTTAAATCCCGTGCTTTCCGTGCAATCTTTACAAAAAGTTCTAACGCATGACTATCAGTTAATGATGAATTATTTTCGTAAGACGTCAACAAATCAACAACCGTATCTAATATTAGTTTGCTTTGTTCTAACTGAGAAACATAGTTTCCATATCCAAAATATATAAATCGGCAATCTGGGTTATTACATATAAAATCTGCAGTTTCCCAGTTTACTGAATTTAAGTAAACACCTTTTCTTCTAAGCGCAGTTTTGTTTAATCGGTGGTAAAACTGCCCGGGAGCAGTAATAGACGCCGCAACTTGCATCGTTGTTGTGCTATTGCACTTTATACAATTCATTTACGATTCCGTCTTAAAATTTGATGGTAAAAGCCTATGTTTTAGTTCTTCGAACTCCTCATCAGAATAGTAATTAGTATACAACTCGATTAAATATTTACGAGCTTGCACTAGTAGTTCTTCAAAGGAATACTCGTTTAGAAACTCTTCAGTTTGTTCTCTTGAGAAATAATCTCTAATAGAAAAACAAGCCCACGACACAATCTGATTATAAGTGCCAGCAGCCAATTGCAAATCTACTAACTTATTAACAAGTTCGGAATCGCGGTTCATTATAGTCACTTCACAAATTCAATTAATACTTCATGTTTTGATAATTTAGATACAGACAGAAATCGTTCTTTAACAACACCGTCTAAAATACCAATATGGGTTAATGACCACGGATAAGAATGGCCGTGATCATCATCATATCCACTAACTGTCTTATACACTGCATCATATCGTTTATTTTCGATAATTAACGTAGCTTTTGGCTTTTTACTAGTATCAAAATTGGTTCCGTTAATAGTAAACTTTCCGCCTACCCACCCGCCTTCATATTTTAAAATATTCACTTTATTTCTTTTGTAATAGAATATGACGTTTCGTCGTTAAATTCGGAAACTTGCTCGCAAGTAAATTCGGCAGCAACTAACCACGGTGCTAAGTCTTCTTTGATTTTAGCAGACACTGCGTCTTCAATATAATTGGAGATTGTATCAAAAATTCGCTCTTCAACTCTATCATAGATTTTATTCAGTACGCGATCAGTTAAATCTCTAATAAAAGTCTTAGTAATATTCTTGGGCAACTCTGCTGTGACGGACTCAACAAGTTTATCTTCTATACTTTTCAACAGTTCTTGATCTAGTTTTTGTATAGTTTCTTTAGTGCGAAATTCAGATACTTGAACATCTCCAAAAGAATCAACTTTGAAGCCTAGCACTTTGCGAGCTAATTCTCTTGCAACATTTGTTTGATCTTTAATCATATCGCACTTGACGCCGTCAAGTACTTCTTGAATATATTCTGCTGGAGTAGGAACGGGCGATCTTTTCATTAAAGAAATCTCGTTAATTAAATTAGAGTTTATTATAGCAGAATCAAGCGAAGGTATCAAGTTTCATCAACAACGCCGATAATTTTGCAATGCTTATTGCGAGGGAGATCCTTTTCGCAAGTTTCTATAGCGGATTTTATAATATTTCTGGAAGATCCGTTCCAAGTTATGTTAATTATACTAATTGTGTTTAGTGCAATAGCTGCACCGATAAACATATAAAAGATATTTGGCATATTAACTTTCCTGCCCATTCATTAAGTCGTTTCTGACTTTTGTCAATGCTAACCCTAGCCAATTTTTACCGGGCCAGTTTTTTGACGGAGTTCGTTTCGCATCAGTTTCATCTAATCCAATTCCCCATATCTTATCATAAGGAGATGCTTCTACTAGAGTTTTCGGTGCAGTATCGATAAGAATCTTCTTTAAATCTTTATTTTGAGAAAACTTACAATGATTACCTAATACAACAATATCCCTTGCTCGATTATTCCATTTGTTTTCATCGAAATTAGATACTTTTCTTCCTAGTGCTTTTTGTTGACGCGGGTTATTAGTTTTTAATATCTGAAGGGCAATTTTCTTATCTTCAAATAAAATTGCCTTATGATACATCATAAACTGTTCTGCTGTACAAAACTTAATTCCGAAATTATGAAAAATAGAAGGGTACCATTGCGAAAATGGTCCGGACCAGAAAAATTCATATTGCTCTTCGTTCATTAGAAACTCCTTAGTTAGCAGCCGTCGTCATTAGACCAATCATAACCTTCAATTTTTCTTCCCCATGCGCCACAAACGCATTCATGTGCTCCGTGTGCTGCACAAATGCAAATATAAGATAGGATAGGTTCGTTATATTCATCGAGCAATAATAATCCGTCATCGTCGGTATGATACTGCATACCGTCAATTATCGTAGTGCCGAGCATTTTTTTAGATCCTTTTAAGATTACATCAATCGATGTTATGTTTTTTTCTTAGCTTTAGTTGGGCGTGTACGAAAACCGTACTTATGGTCGAACCCGTGTTTTTTTATTTTAGAAGAGTCTTCCACTTCTATCATTATATTCTGCGGGTATGACAAGATTCCGGATAGCCACATGTCTAACTCTTGGAATGCTGAATAAGGGTCTAGTGCTTTATATAATTGATAATCACTAAGGTTGTCGTTAATAGTAATTGCATTTTCAAATAATACAAAATTAGTTATTTTATTTTGTATAAGAAAATCAACATCTTCGTTTGTTAGTTTAATATCAAAGAATCTTTTTGTTGAATTTTCCAAAGAATTAGTGGCCATCACTAAGCCATTTTCTTCTAAGTATTCAGAATACGAGTCGTAATCATAAAAATGAAATGATTCTCTTGCCATAAACTCGGTGTGATCTTCGCGGATCACTTCTATAGTCGGATATGCTTTACCACAAAAAACAATTAGATAGTTATTATGACTATACGTGTATTTTCTAAATTTCGACTTTGCATCTATTGTGGTTTTATAATACCAGTAATGACTGCCGATTAATTTTTTGATAAAACGAGAAATAATTTCTTCAACTAGTGGAGGTTTTGTGGTTTTAAACTCAACGCCAAACGCTTTCGGTTCGCGGAGATAAACAATATCGGAATTAGTATCGTAAGCGAGTCCAATGTCATAATAATCATGAAATGGAGAAACAATCTTCATACTGTTACCTAATTAGAAAGTTCGTTGTCTAAATTCCAAATTCCGTGATGAGCAATCCATTTACAAATACCCGGTAATGGTTTCATTTTGCGTTTCTTTGCGCACCAAACAATTGGTCCGTAATCTGGATCTTTTTCGTAATGTTTAAACAAGTCTTCGAATTCGGAATAAAGAACTTCCTCCGCATCCGCCCCATAATTAAAGCAATCATTAACATTTAAGTTAATAGAAAATAACTGTTTTTGGTGTTCGGAGAATTCTTTCTCGAACCAATGATTGTTGATGAAGAGAACTTGATGGGACAGCAATAATGCTAATGCATCATTCTCTTCGAACTCGGTTTTAGTTTCCCCTGCCGCCGTTGTGTACGTAGTCCAAGGAGAAACGTTAATATTATATTCTTGATCTTTCATTATTTTCCTGTATGCAACCGGCGTAAGTTTAACATGCCAGTTGCATACAGTCAACCTTACTTCGTTATCGAAGTATCTTCGTGTGGCGAAATAGGAGCTGCTGTATTATGGTTTTCCGCTACAACAACACCACCGGCTAGTAAAACTACAATGATTCCTACGACTGCAAACATTTTCTTTCTCCTGTTATGTTTAAGTAAGTATATTATACTATACTTATATATCATAATCAAGACAAAAACTAGTGGCAGCAATTTTTAGAAAAGATTGCGTATATAAAGAACAGAAATAGTCCTCCTAAAGAAGCAATTGCAGAGTAGAGTAAAAAGTAAGAAACAAGAGCATTAATCATTATTTTTCCTAATAGTATTTCTATATTTGTTTTGCGACCTACGAACTTGCCTCTTTGTGTCTTGGTCGTCGCACCGACAGATATCGTCCCACGAATTAGGGAGATTCTTAATTCGTCGTTTTGGACGAATTAAATCTTGGATTTCAGTATCTGCATTAAACTTCATTTCGTTATGAGACTTTGGATTTCTATAATAAGAAAGTGCCATATTATACGTGATCCAATATTAAAAATATTAAAGTTAACGCACTAGCCCAACACAAAATGACACACAATTCGAGCATCCTTGGTTTTTGTTTCAAGTTAAACATTAAAATTCCTGTTAATGTTAATATTTACTAATTATAAACAATATCTAGCTAATTGTCAACTCCTTATCAAAAATCATAAATATTAAATACCAGTAGGATACTTTTATGTTCGATTTTCGATATTATCTTGATATTTTAACAGAAGCGCAATATGATTCTTTTGTCGATGCTATTAAACGACAATTTCCTGATCAAATAGAATCTATTGCTAATCATGTTAACTGGGCAAAACAAAATCTTAAGAAAGCAGATCGCATCACTTGGTATCTTAAAATTCTTCGTGTATTCCTTTCGAATGAAATGACTCCTGCAATAACTGGCACATATCAATTTTCTTCTATGGAGCAACTCCAACAAGACTTACTTCATTTTTACGGCTACAACGATGCTGCTATCGAGAATTATCAATTCTCTAGGCAAACAATTTCCAATTTAATACAAGATCTTAGTATATTGGAGCAGCAATTTCAAAAGAAGCAAAATGCAGAGAAGGGCGTGGCTCAGCAAGAAGGAGATTATAAGTTATTTGAATTTTCGGACGGGTCTGCTTGGTGGTATGTAAACCGAGCATTTTGCGATGAGGAGGGCAGGAGTGGTAAACATTGTGGTAATGTAGTAGGGAAACATAAACAAGATCAACGTATATTATCTCTTCGTAACTCACAAAACCAAGTAATACTGACTTTCATCTTAGAACCGGAAAATACACTTGGCGAAATGAAAGCCAAAGGCAACCGTAAACCCGATGAACGATATCATCCGCACATAATGAAGTTATTATTATGGGACAGGATTATAGGAATATCTGGCGAGGGGTATTTAGCAGAGGCCAATTTCTCTATATTTGATTTAAACGAGAAAAACCTTAGCATTGTTTATCAAAACAAATCTAAATTGATATCTGATCAAATCTCAGTTAACCCGCAAGAAATATTAACTGCTCCTAAATTTATACAAGACCAATATAAAGACATTGCGGTGTCTAAAATGCCCGGATTAAATCATTTAATCGATAATGGAATGGACATTGGTGCATGGGAGCAAGCCGTAAGAGCAACACCTCAATTACTAATTTACCTCCCTGAACAATTATATCAATCTTATCCTAATTTCGAACGTAAAGTAATCGACGTCATTGCATCTGATTCTGACGGGAAGATTTTATTAAAGACACCAAGTAGATTATCTAAGAATCCAGAATTTCTTAAGAAATTATTATATAGGAATGCAGAGTTAATACAAGCAATTGTACCCACGGTTCGTAATTATAAAGAATTAGCAGCAATTGCTTTCGAAGAAAATCCAGATGTGTTTATGTTCATCGACGATTCTGCTAAAACAAAAGAAATGTGTTGGGATGCGGTAGAATTCTCATATGATAATCTTGGAGTTGTGCCTACTACTATCGAATCATATGAACAACTGGCCTTAAATACCTTAAGGGAACATCCTACTATGATGTCTGCTATTCCGGAAGAATCACAAACTTTACAAATGGTATTACTTGCGCTTCGCGGATCTGTTACTTTTATTT